TAAAAGTACATTTCTACCTTTCGGTCCTAATGTAACCTTTACTGCATTAGCAAGAGTATCTAATCCTGTTTTTAGAGATTCTCTTGCCTGTACATCAAATTTTAATTGTTTTGCCATATATTAATTATTAAATTTTTCTCATTTATATTTGTACAAATATACGAAAAATATTTGAGATATCCAAATGTTTTCATATTTTATTTTTTTTATCTATATGATTTAAAGTAACTATATTTTTTGTTTAATTCAAAATATCTTGTATCAACAAGAGTCCATTTGATTTGAGGAAATGTAGTTTTTAAATCTTCTACTAAATCTTTAGTATCTTGTGAAAAATTACTATGAGAATCTAATGGTATAGATTCAGCCTGTGAATCACAAGTTATCATAAATTCATCAGGATATTCTCCATTTAATACAAACCACCCAAGTAACTCAGCTAATATTTGGTCTAAATCAATATCCTTCTCAAGTTTCTTCCACTCATTAGCAATTTTCCAATCTTCCTTAATAACTGCTAAATCAAGTGCTTTTCTACCTTGAATTAGTTTTACTTCTTTAGGAAATTGAAATTCTTCAATAGATTCAACCATAGATATATTATACAAACTTAAAAATTCTTTAATGGTTGCTATTGATATAGCTGGTGTAATAAATCTATCATCAATATAAGGTATATCTCCCATAAGAAGCCTACGGCCCAAATCTCTTCTCGAAGTTTCTTTGAATTGTTGATTTGGATTACATTGTTTTGCAAATAATTTAAAGTAATTATTTATATCACCCCTTCGTGTAACTGGTCTATAATATTTACCATCCTGTCCTTTAATCTTTACACCATCTCCCTCAGACAATCTCCATCTTCGAGTACCTGGTAGGGTTACTGAATTTTTATTACTATCTGTTCCAACATTTTCAACTGAAGTTTCTAAGAACATTACAACAAAAGGATGACCAGCTGCTCTACCTTCTCCAAATTCACCTAAAACCACTCCAGCAGTTTCGGTAGTATCGATTACATATCCTCTCCAATCATCAGCATGATTTAAACCAAGTTGTGGTATATCACCAAATATTCGTATTTCCTTTCGTTTAGCCTCGTTTTTAAGGTCTGGTGTTAGTTTAGTAGATTGTAAATATCTACCTGTGTATTTGTGGTCTTTACTTGTTGGAAACTCAACTTTTGGTATTTGAGAATATGGTATAAAGTTACCATATTGGTCAATAAATTTAGCACCCTCAGTAACATCAATCTCTTCTACATTTCCATCCAAGTCATGTTTTCTAAAATGGAAAGATACTATTTTTTCATCTAACGCCTTAACAAAGTAGGTTGCAACCATATCAGCAAATACTTCTAAAAAAGTACTATTTTTATCTTCTAATTCTTCAAATATACCAATATTGATACCTGGTATATCGATAGCAAGATAATTCTCAGTAGGTTCAAGTCCACTAACAAAAGGAAATTTAGAATCTTCTACTGAATCTAAATATCTTTCACTTTTATTTGGTTTTGTATTAGTATCCCATATATTCACACCAGATAATTCATAGTGTTTATTATCAATTTCATCAACTCTATGAGTAAGAACTGTAATTCCACCATTTTTTTCAATAGAATCTTGAGTGGTGATTTTTGCTATTAATTGTTTTAAACCCACTCCATGTACACCCAATTTACCAACTTCATGAAGTATTCTTTTAACACTACCTACAACATAAAGTAATTGGTTATTTACAATATATGGTGTAGTTCCTGTATTATTAATATCGTATAATCTAAGTGAGTAATTGTTTGGTGTAATTTCTCTAAAATCTACAACCACCTTTACATATTTTTTACCTCTAAGGTAATTCATGAATACATCTTTTATAGATGATTCAATTGTTACTGGTGTTACTTGTAATTTTTCGAATAAATCATGTTGATTATATAGTTCCACATTTTCTTTATAAACTCCATTATGTGGTTTCGGAGGTGCAAGTATTTCTGCCATAAAATTATTTTTAAATGTTATTTATATTATATCTTAAATTGTACCAAAATGGTACTACATGACAAATTGTCATGGTCTGAATATATTATCTCTTTCTACAACAGTTGAAAGATGGTCGGCCCAATGCATAATGTAACCTAAGTTCGTTGTTTTACCAACGATTTTTTCTTGGTCGAATTGAATCAAATATTTCTTATTATCCTCATCGAATAAACCATCAGTAAGTTTCATACCAAGATATTCTTTTTCATTGTACTGAATACCATATTGTGATAGTAAAAAGATTGTTCTATCTGTGTGAGATAGATGTGGAATCTTAGGATTGTTTTTGTAAACTTTTCCTAATTTTTCTCTATGCCATTGTGAATCATTATCGATATAGTGAAGTTCACCTTTTTGACCAAGTTTCCCTAAGTCGTGATGAAAGGCAGTGAAGAGAAGTTCTTCTTGGGTAAAATCAACTTTACCACCAGCCTCTTTATATAACTTCATCATACGGAGAGCGTTTCTAGCAACATTCATAACATGGTCAATATAACCACCTTCGTATGCGTTATGGAAGTTAATATTACCACTCGCTGGAGATAACATTAGGTTTGGTCCTAATTCTTCCATTGAGTACATATGAAGAAGTTTTTCTAATCTTTCTCCTTCAAATGATTTCTTCAGAGCCTCAATAAATTTATTGTAGTTCTCCTCTAATTGCTTTTCATTGTATCTGTTCATGCCTTTTATATTTTATTTGTTTTACAAATATACGAAATTTTTTTGAATTACACAAGTCTTTTTAAAACTTTTTTTTAATATCCAACATTCCAAAATAAACAATCTTTCTTGCCGAACTCTTTTACGAATCTCCATGCCTTTGCATCGTATGTAATAGCTGATTCAAATGGTAATTCTTTTAGTTCGTTTTCTTTGATTGGTTTATCGAATTTGTATTCACTTCTATAATACTTTGCTCTACCGATTTCTCTTTCACTCATTTTGTGTCCTACCGATACAATATTGATTGGTAATTCAGGAAATGCTAAAGCCAAACCTCTAGCCAATGTACCACTTGAAGCAACACTCCAAATTTCTGATATCTTAGTTGGGTCAATATGTTTTCTCGCTACTTTGATAATAGAAGCAATTACAGTTGGATGTTCTAATCCAATAGGAAACTGAACTCTTTCTTCAGGATTCTCTTCTACATACTTTCTTGCTCTTGATTGAGTTACTGATAACATTCCCATGTTTACCCATTTGTACTCAGCACCGAGTGCCATTCCTCTTTTTTGGTAATCATGATAATTTTCAGGATTTCTCTTGGCCATAAACAAAACTGTTTTCTTATCGTATTTGTTTGTTACAGCAGGTAAAGATATCTGAGCATAACCTGTAGCGGGTGAAGAACCAAATACAATTTCTTTCTGTGGTACATCTCTGATGAACTTATCTACAAATCGAATCTTAGAACCATAATGTAGTAACTCATCTTGTACAACATAAACATCATCAAATTTTGTGATGATAGGGTCTGGGTTTGGGTCATCCCAATCTTTTACTAATTCTAATAATTCATCAACAGTCCATAATCTACCGTTGTTATCTTCATATGTGGGTTCTATAAATTTACTTAAACTCATTACCAAAACTTTGTATTAACTTCTTTTTCTCTTTCTTCTGGCAAATCATATCCTAAATGTTCTGCCAATATTCTTGTTCGTTTAGATGGACCTTTATTATTCTTTGTTGTCATGAAATAACATATCTTAGCATTTGAATAATCTACTTCTTCATAATTAGGAAACTGGTCAATAGCCAAATCTACAATTTGATTATCTGGCCACATAATGAATCTATGTAAACCATCATCACCAGGTATACCAGGTAACTTAAAAGGTTTAGAACCTTTTGGTGATAAATAATAATAAACAAATTCTGCAATCACATAACAATAATTTTTAGTAGGATTATCCTCACTCCAATTATCTTTCATTGCCTTTGTTTTAAGATGTTTCTTACCCATCTTAACAAGAGCCTCGTGTAACTTTTCTTTTTCAATACCAGCTAAACGAAACATTGATTGTAACTTATCTTCTGGTATTCTCATTCTGTATAATCATCAGGTTCTTGTGTAGTAGGATATTTATCAGCTCCTTTTTCTAACCATCTTCTTGTTTCTGCATTTGATTGAATATCAATAATTAAATGATATCTATCTTCATCACCAAAATTTATTGCTGTGTGTGGTTTTCTCATATCCAAATACCAACACTCACCTAACCCCATTCTTAAAGTAGTTTTTGAACCATCATAATTCCATTGTGTAAATTTAACATCTGGGTTTGTTTGAAGTGGGAAATGGATTCGTGTCCATTGGCCGTTACCAATACCAGCATCCTTATCTTGTCTATCAGTATGCCTTTCTAATTCTCCTTCACCTTTTGATAATCTTAGAATTCTAATTCTTTCAATACATTTATCTTCATCCTTTAAGTGAGGTAATTCTTCTTTAAGAATATTAACAAAATGCTCAACCTCAGATACAGTTTTTCTTAATGGAGTATCTTGCACATCCCATTCTAACTTTTCTTTATTTTCTTTTTTCCAAGAGTTCGTCATCTCTGCAGGTTTGATAATGAAATCTACTAAACCACCATATCCTCTAACTACCATTCCTCTCCAACTGTTTCCTTTATTATAATTTGAATAATGATTAGCAAAATCATCCATGTTTAATTTAAGGATTTGTTCCATTATCTTTGATGTATCTTGAACAGGTACATCTAATCTTTGTAAAGAAAGTTGTTGAGCTCTTTCAATTGGTTTATAATCACCACCTTTAACCCAAATACCATATACATCAGCAAATGAAGTAATAATATTATCAATACAAGTAAATCCTAAGTTCGTTAAGATATCTCTATTTCTTTTTAACTGATTATCTATTTCAACCAAAGTAATTGGTTCTTCAACTTCAAAGAAAGCAGAAGTTTGTGGTTTTGCGATATGTTTTTCAACTAACCTTTGTAACCATTCCTCATAACCAGGATAACACGCCATTTCTTTTATATACTTATCACCTCGTGATTTCTGAAGAACATATGTTTCGTTTGAAAATGAATTCACATTTTTAGTTTGTGTACTCATTTTATTTAAATCATAAAATAAGATAATTGCCTTTATCTTGCCTTCATCATCTTCAACCCAATCAACTTCTTTGTACTCATTCTTTTTCATATGTCCAAGAAATTGTTGTATTTTATATTTGTTTATTTTTCTAAATGGGTCTCGTAATCTTGTGTTACCATCTGTTTTATATGGTTTCACATCTTCAGGTCTTTGTGTTTCATGAAAACAATTTAAAATCTCGTCATAGATAGGAGATTTTGAATAATCCCAAGGATTACTTCCATCTTTTGTAGGTACTTCGTATTGTTGATTCCAATCTCTAAATTTCATAATGTATTAAGTTTTGTTTATTATAAATATGCCTGCAAAAAATTATTAAAAACTAAAAAACTTTTCCGCAGTTCTTTGCTCACTTACAACATCTCCCCACCCAATAGCATCGAAGAAATCTTGTAATTTGCCTTTTAACTCTCTTTCAAAGATTTTTGAATGGTCAATATAAGTTGATATGAAATTTTCTATTTCTGGTGGGTCATTATAACCTGTGAAGGCCAGACCATCCAATCCAAGTGGATTATCTTTAAGGTAAACCCATTTTACTTTATCACCATTTTTCATTGGTTCGTATTTGAATGGTGCATTAAAATGTTTTAAACAATCGTTGTAAGATATAGCTGCCTTAACATGAGCGGGTGTACCTTTTCCAAACTGAAATAATTGTCTTTTACCCTTTGGTAGATACTTTGATAAGTTTTTAACTGCTGAATTTTTAGCAACTTCATCAATAGGTCTATTTATCATTTTCTTTTTGAAATCTACTACATAATCTGAAATCTCATCTTCTGATTTACCTTTTAGAATATCAATTAAAACCGTTCCCATACACTCTTGGAATGCTTTAGGGAAAGATGACCTTTTAACATCTAATCCTTTTACATCAAGTTTATCAACAGGTACACCATTATCTGAAATAATCCATTGTGCATATCTTTTCTTTGCAATCCACAATCCAGCCTTTGCAACATATTCTTTCTTAATTTCTAATCTATGTTTATCTTTATCAACATTGAAAATCTTTTGTGAAAGTATATCATAGAAGTTATTTAGATAATCTTGTACCTCTTCTGCGATTTCATTTACATAACCAGCTATTGTATCTTGGTCATTATCTCTCCAAGTTGGGTTTCGTTTATCAAGTAAGGGAGTAGCTGAGAAAAATACAGAATCAGTATCAATGTATATATTAGAGTCAGCATCAGGAGTACCAAGTTCCTTGTTGTACTTGATGTTAGCCATATCAGCAGTTGATTTAATAACTGTCTGTCCTGTCGTGGTAACAGCGGTAGCATTATCAACATCATAGAACCGAAAGGCAGGAAGGCCAAGCACACCATATAAAGAGTTAAGTAAAATTTTCTGAACCAACTGACGTTTGTGGTAAAAAGCGTATTTTTCTTTGTTTCCTGCTTTTCCATATTTTTTCATTTCATTTTTGTATTCTACCCTCTGTTCGAACCACAAATCAAGAATACCTGGTATACAACCAACCGTATCAGTTCTATAAAGAACTCCATTTGATGCAACTGAGAACTTACTATCATCTAAATACTTTCGTAGATTTTCTTTAGATATTGAGTTATCTCCGATATAATAAGTATCAACTTCGCCTTTTACGAACTTTTGAGCATCCCAATCTTGAATCTTACCAATCTTAGATTCTGGTGAGATATTCAAAGTCATAATGATTGAAGGATATAGTGAAGTTAAATCTAAATCATAAATCCACTCATACTTACCTACTATTGGCGGTTTTACATAAGCACCAATAAACTTTTCTTCATTGTTATCTCTAATAGCCTGCATTCTTTCTTCTCTATCAGCAGGTTTATTTGGAGCAACCAACCCTTTTCTTCTAAGATAAGTTAATAATGCACCTTCTAAGTATTTTGATGAATAAACAAAATCTTCATATGTAACATGGCCTGCATGAGTAATACCTCTACATAAATCAATGAATTCTAATTTCTTATCAAATTCTACAACTAACTCAACATCGACAAGGTTATACTCAATGAACTTTTCAATATCATCTCTGAATAATTGGTCTAAGTTTCCTTGATATTCAATCTTACCTCTACCCAATTCGATTTGAGCAATAGTATCCAATCGATAGTTTGGTAGTTCTCCATAATTAAATTTCTTATAAAGAATAATATAATCTAAATAAGATACACCAGCCATAAAAAATCTCTTTCTATAAGGAGACCAGAAACATTGACCAATTGGTGATAATCTATTTGCCTGTTTCTCACCCAATAATCGTTTGATTCTGTTGTACAACATTGGTGTATCGAAATAATCAATATTCCAGCCAGTTACAATAGATGGATTAATCATCTCATATAACTCTAAATATTTCATCAACATATCTCTTTCATCTCTGAAAGGTATAACAATACACTTATCAGTAGTTTTTTCTTCAAGTATCCCTTCTTTATCCATAACCAAAACCCAATATTGATTGGTTGCAGAATCATGGAGTGCGATAGAAGTAAGTTCATTCTTCGCTTCTTGGGGGTCTGGTAATCCACTTTCCATTTCACACTCAATATCGTATGTGAGAATTACATGACCAGTAGATGGTTCATCAGAATCAGAATACAAATCAACTAAAGCTCTTGTAGTTTCTGGTACATCTGATTCAAACAGATTGGGGTCATCTTTTTTAAACTTGTAAATCTTTGTTAACTTATCACCATAAATTGAAGTGTACTCCCCTCGTTCTGCTGGTTCATATGCATATCGTGTATAAGGAAAACTCATATAACCTCGTTGGTCGTCCCAAACATGCATTAAATTTCTTTCTCGTTGATAATAAGCGTTTTGATACATAGTTACAAATATACGAATTATTTTTCAAATATCCAAATTGGTTCACAAAATCTTTTATCTTTTGTTTCTTCTGCCAACTTTAATGTTTCTTCTTTATATTGTGATTCATCTTTTGCAGTTCCTGCTCCACCACTATTTGGCCTTTTGGCCATTTCCATACCAATACAACCTTTATAAGTTAGACCTTGAGAGGTTATAAAATCTCCCATAGGATTAGTAATTTCTAACCATTGTCTATCTGTACTCCAAGATGAGTTAGTATAAACATCTGCAATGTTCACTGCAATCTTACCACCTTTCTTAACAGTTGGTATAATCTTACCAAGTGCTTTGTGTAAGAAGTGTTCATTCCATACATCAATGTTTTTATATCTTACCCAACTCTGAGTATCATCGTGTGAATATCGTTCTACTGAGAAATATGGTGGTGAAGTAAAAACTAAATCAAAATAGTTTTGATATTCACTATAATCGAAATCTTCAGCAGGTGAACAATAGAAATCAGTTTTAGTTGGTGATTCAAAGAACGAAGTGTGTTTAGTATAAAAATCTCTTTGTTGTTCATAGTAAGGATGATTTTCTTTTCGTGGGTCTAATCCTACATAATGTTCAACAGTTTCACTTGAAAACGCACCAGCTAATCTATCACCCCAACCCATTGAGAAATCAAGAACTGTTTTAGCTTCATTCATATCGTAGAACATCTTAGCTACATTTGGTTTGAATTGAGCACATATGTATTTTCTCAATCCAATCATAGTTCTTAATTCTTTTTTACCAACTTGTGGCAGTTTTAAAGAATATGCAGCTCCCATCAAAGATGTCATAAACTTCTTTGATTCCCAAGTTCTTTTTGGACCAGGTGAAACCGCTCCATCTACTGACCACCTATTTTTTTGTTGAAAGTAATTTGATGCATTATTACCTGTATTTACTCGTGAGAAGTAAACTTGTTTTCCTTCGTATGTCAATGGGTAACGAGTTTGAGCAGCCTTTCGTGGAAACCACTCACCTTCCTTTAGATACTCATTCCATCTAAATCCTTTTAGTTTTAGATAATCACTATAAGCATCTTCTTCAGTAATATCCGCATAAGGAATCGGATATCTCATAAAAATTTCAGCTAATTTTTCTTTTACCTCATCCTTTGGATAAGTTTCTTTGATTAGTTCCCAATCTTCAGGCAGTATAGTAGGGTACTCACCATCATAAGTACCCTTTTCATATTTTGCAAATAAATCTTCTCCGCTTGTCATAAGTGTGTCCAAGTTTTTCTCTTAACAATTTCTTCCACATTCCAAGTGGATACTTTAAAATTACGAGCTATAACATTAGTAGAGAACCCCTTTGAATAGAGTTCTCTAATTTGTAATACTTGTTCTGTTGTTAGCTTAGCCTTTGGATGAGATTCTCCTCGTAACCTATTACTAAAAAACCATAAGGTTTTTGACATAAATTTTGTTTTATATTCTATCGATTGGTATTGTAATTAAATGATAGTTTTCATATTGTGGATGTTTTTGAGTAAAATCCACTTTAGAATCTATCTTTAATTTAAAAGCAGTTTCTGTTTCTACATAGTATAAAACGGTAGAACCATCCATACTACTTAGTTTTTTACTTTTGTTAAATGGAACTTTTGGAGTTCCTTTTATTACTTGTTCTTTTTCTTCTTTGAATGTAACTTTTATTGATGCCATATATTAAGATTTATATTTGATACAAATATACGAAAAATATTTGATAAATCCAAATATTTTTTTAATTTTTTAATTCATTGAGTGCATTTGAGTATGCCATCTCTGATTGTAATCCTGCAAATCTTTGAACTTCTTTACCATCTTTTTCAATAATAACCGTAGGAACTGAACGAACATAGTACTTTTGTGCTACTTCAAATTGTTCATCAATGTTAATATCTTGGAATGATACATCATTAAACTTACCTTTAACCTGTTCCATAATTGGTGTTAACATTTTACATGGACCACACCAAGTTGCATAAAATTTCTTTACTTCTAACATAATTTCTCCTATTTAATTATTATCCATCGCAAGCTACACAATCAGGGTCAACTGCTCGTGTTGCGATATCACCTCTGAGTACTGACTCAGTTCTCATATAATATAACGTTTTGATTCCTTGTTTCCATGCTTCCAAAGTAACTTGATTAATCCACTTTGGAGATGCAATCGAAGGGAATGCAAGATTTAATGAAACAGCTTGGTCAATATATTGTTGTCTTACACCAGCTTGTTTAACTAAATCCATTTGATTTATTTCTTTAAATGTTCTAAATACATCCTTGACAGGGTAGATTTTTTCTCTATCACCATTTTCTATTTCACCACATAGAACCATCTTACCATCTAAGTAACACCACTTATCGAGTTCGGTTAATCCTTGAATAGAACCACCATCTTCTAAGATTTGGTCCCAAGTATCTTTATTATTAATACCTGCTTTTCTTAAAACTTTTTCCAATTCTTTATTTCTACGAATAAAAGTTCCTTTTGCAGTTTGTTCTGTGAATATATTTGCTGCCCATGGTTCAATACCTGGTGATACATTCCCACTCAACTTTGAGTTGGATACTGTTGGTGCAACTGCTCTAAGGTGTGTGTTTCTAAATCCACTTTCTTTACACCATAGTGGTTCACCATATTCTGTTGCTAAATCACGAGATGCTCTTTCTGATTCAATCTTCATTTGGGAGAAGATTTTACGAGTTTCAAACTGTGCCTCCATACCTTCAAATGGAATACCTCTTTGTTGTAAGTAAGTATGCCATCCTAAAACTCCCAATCCTAATGCTCTACCTTTTTCTGCAGATGCAACTGAGTTTTCGAATCCTCTCATGTTCTTAGCCTTTTGGATAAACTCTGAAAGTACTCCATCTAAGAACCAAGTTGCGGTATAAATTAAATCAGTATCCTTCCACTCATCATACTTTGCTAAGTTGATTGAAGATAAACAACAAACGAATGAGTGATTCTCATCTGTATGTAGAGTAATTTCCGAACAGATATTAGTCATGAATACTTTTAATCCATTCTTTTTGTACATCTCTGGATTATTCTTATTCACATTTCCTTTAAACATGATATAAGGTTCACCAGTTGCTTTTCTTTTTTGTAGTAATTTTCCCCACTTTCTTCTTGCAACCTCATCACCATCTTGAAGTTTTCTCATAAACTTATCACCTACAACTGCACATTGGTGTAGGTTGAGTGATTGTCTATTTACATCACCTTTTGGTTCTCTGATTTCTAACCACTCTTCAAAATCTTTGTGTTCAATGTTAAGGTTAACCGATGCGGCACCTCTTCTTACTGAACCTTGATTGGTTGCAAGGATTGTAGAATCATATATTTTTGTAAATGGTACAACACCATCAGATGTTCCATTACCTGTAATTGGTGCACCTGCTGGTCTAATCTGATTAATACCTATACCAACCCCACCACCATGTTTAGCAAGTAACATGAGTTCTAAGTTCTTTTTTCCAATATCATAAATAGAATCGGCTACATCGATACCAAAACAAGAGATAGGTAATCCTCTATCAGTGCCTGTATTTGAAAGGACTGGGGTTGCTAAGTTCAACCAACCTTTCCAAATATAATCAAAGAACTTAGTTGCTAAATGTGGTTTGTTTAATCTCTGAGCTACTCGTGTTGCAACTCTCCAATAAGCATCTTTAGGTTTTTCACCAGCAAGTAAGTAACCTTTAGAGATTGTTTTTACATAAATCTCTGTATTACCCCATGATGGAAAATCTACATCAAGTTCCCAACCTAATTCTTCTCCGTAATTTATCTTAGCCATTTCTTTTTAATTTTATAATATTATACTTTATTGCTCTCCACAACATATTCATAGCAATACCAGAAGTATTTGGATAATATTTAATACTTCTACCTCCCATGACTGGGTGTTTTCTAATGTGATAATCAGTTTTCATTCTTTACAAAAACACCATCAACAGTTTTACCTGTTCTATCTTTTATTTCATTCCATGCTGCCTCTAAACATTCTGTTGGTGATAAACCCAATTGTTTAGATAAAATAATAAGTGTAACGAAAGAGTCTCCAATACCATCTTTAATCTCTGTTTCGTTTCCTTTTAAAAGTGCTCCTGCAGTTTCTCCAACTTCTTCTAACACTTTTAACATTTGTTTGGGAGCATTATCTTTTACAAGGATTCCTTTCTCCTGTGCCCAAACTAATACGTTATCTGATAATTCATCAAATGTCATAATTGTAACCTTTTATTTAAAATAAATCATCCCAATCCTCACCCTCGTTTGCCTTACTATAATCAGTAGGTCTTATTGCGAAGAAATCGGTGTGAGTATGTCCACCAGTCAAGTGGTAGAACCAATCGAGATTATCTGCTTTTTTATTGTTATATTCAAAGATACCTTCGTATCCTAATTCTTCCAACTTAGAGTTGGTTCTTGCTTTTATAAATTCTTTTAAATCAGATGCTGATAGGTTTTCTAAATCACCCATCTCAAACATCTTATCAATAAAATTAGATTCGAGTTCTACGATTAATTTTGAAGCCTCTTGAATTGAATCTTTACATTGTTCTAACAATTCAGGATATTCATCACACATATGTCTGAACAACTGACAACCCATACGAGAATGAAGAGATTCATCTCTTACACTCCATTTCATTTGTTGTCCAATACCTTTTAACTTGTTTCTCATTTGGAATGAGTAGAGTACCGCAAATGAAGAATATAGTGATACTCCTTCAGCGAATGCTGAAAAGATTGCTAAACTTCTACCAACTTCTTGTCTTGCCTTTTCGTTGGTTTGTAAATCTTCATGTGTCCAATCAGCAGTTGTTGAAGTTAGGAGTTCGAACTTCTCGGCAGTTGCAGGTTCGTGCAAAAATGCCTCGAAGTCCTCTAACCCTAATGTTTCATTTAGGTAAGAATATGCAGTAGCATGGATAGTTTCTTGTGAACCAAACATCATTGCCATCTGACGGATTTCGTGTTTAGGAAACCATTTGGTTACCATCGTTGTCCAATAATCAGAAACTGCACATTCGGTTTGAGCAAATCCAAGTAAGATATTTCCTACCAAGTTTTTTTCTTCAGATGTAAGTGTTTCGTTCCAATCTTTAACATCCATTTGCATGGGTATCTCAGTATGAAGCCAAAATGCTTGTGCCTGTTTCAACCAACCTTCATTATAGTAGATTGGATATTCGAATGGTTTGAAAGGAATTCTTTCTTGGAATAGTTTGCTCATGTTTTTATAACCTATGTGTTTATTTGTTTTCTTCTACTGATGCTTTTCTGTAATCTGTTACAAGTTTTTTAATTTCACCGATGTGTTTTCTAGCTCTCGATTTAGCTGCTTTTGATGAACCATTGTGTTCTTCTTCGAATTGAACAAACAAATCTTTAATTTGTTCAAAAAGTTCTTGTGAATTTGCCATAAAATATTCCTTTTTTTAAAATTGATTAGAACCACTCTACTTCGAGTGGGTGTTTATAATTATCATATATATCCAAAAACAAAATTGTTTTTGTGTTATTTTTTTTAACTTTTTAATTTTGTTATACTAACTTAATTTTTTAATGAGGGGTGTGATAATTTTTTGATACACTATCACCAAAATTTTTTTGATGATTTGTTAATTTTAACCCTTTTATTTTTTTGTTTATCATATGGATTATCTTTCTCATATTGAATACGAGCAGTTGCAATCTCCATATATTCTTTTTCTCGTTCTATACCAACAAAGTCAAACCCACCTCTAACTGCAGCCTTACCTGTTGAACCACTACCCATAAACGGGTCAAGAGTTGTTCCACCTTTTGGAGTTACTAATCTGATTAAGTATAACATCAAATCAGTTGGTTTTACAGTTGGGTGGTTATTTTTACTATAAGGATTACGAGTATTTCCTCCTCCCGTTAATGCATTTTCAAAGTTCTGCGATGTTATATGAGATTTTCTCTTTTCTTCAAACCCATCCAACCCTTCGTTTCTATCAGTTTTAGAAGTTTTTGGACAATAGAAGAAACGAGATGCTCCACCTTCATCACCACCATAGTTTCTGTCTATTATACCACCACCACCGCCGTTGGCATAACTATTTCCCGTTCCAACACCTCTTTTATGACCTGCATTTAGATTACCACTTTTCAATATACCAGTTTGTTCATCCAAGATTTTACCAGCTTCTTCATCAAAGATTATGTTTGCAGGAAATCTGCCTTGTTGATACTCCCATTCAAGATTTTCATAACTTTTTACATCAGGTGTGTCTTTATTGTTTTCTTTATATACCTGTGAAAATGTATTACCAATATGTCTTTTTTGTGGGATAATTTCAGTTCCTATCCTACTTTCATCTATGTTTATTCCACCTGTTCCCCACTCTAATACATTATCAACTACTGTTTTTTCTGAAAGTGGTTTTCTTGCCATTACTATTGGTTCATGTGCGGGTTTAAGAGCAGTTCCCCAACCTTCCCATTCAGTATTTCCTTTGGTTACTTCGATTTCACCTGGTGTATAATCTCCACCAATGTTTTGCATTACACCAAGATTTGTTTTTAGTTTTCCTAAAACTTCTCTTTTAGTTTCAATAATTGGATTATTTTCTAAATTTAATATTTCTATAAGTTTATTAAATTGTTCTGGTGTTATACTACCCCTACCTGTTTCCCAATTAGATACAGTACCTCCATGATTTGTTTTTCCATAAAATTTACCAAGTTCAGCAAGTTGTATAGTAGATAATCCCATTTCTAATCGTTTCTTCTTTACGAGTTCAGCAACTTCTTTACCAAGTGAATTTCCACCTTGTTTATCAACTGCTTTACCAATGTTATGTGATTTAGGAAAGCCACTTCCATATATCCACATGATTTGGTCTCTAATCTCAAATCCCGCATCTTCTATTCTAATCGCCATTCGGTGATAAGTTCTACTACCAGCAAATGATAAAAGATGACCACCTGGTTTTAGAACTCTATAACATTGTTCCCAAATCTCTTGTGAAGGAACATCGTAATCCCATTTCTTTCCCATAAAGGATAAACCATATGGAGGGTCTGTAACTATTGAGTCAATACTATTATCATCTAACTCTTTGAGTTTGTCTATACAATCTCCTAATAATAATTTCATATTACCAAAATTTATTTGAGTTTTTATTTATTTCTATTCTTTCTCCTTTTTCTTCGTTGTAAGGATTATCTTGTTCATATTGGATTCTTGCTTTAGCAATCTCCATATATTCTTTATCCATTTCTATACCAACGAAATCAAACCCACCTCTAACTGCAGCCTTACCTGTTGAACCACTACCCATAAAAGGGTCAAGTGTTGTTCCACTTTTTGGAGTAACCATTCTAATAAGATATAACATCAAATCAGTTGGTTTTACTGTTGGGTGATTGTTTTTCTTCGGTTGAACAGGTTTTCGTTCTGAGCCATCTGGTCTGAACTTATTAGTATTCATACCATAGGGTTGTCCATCATCCCTCTTTGGTGCCTCCTTATCCTCAAAATCATCTAATCCTTCATTCCTATCAGTTTTAGAAGTTTTTGGACAATAAAAGAAACGAGATGCTCCACCACTATCACCATAATATGTTTGTTCTAACTCATTATCAGCAGAACCATATATTCCATTCTTACCCCAACCTTTATACTTTCCTGGCATATCACCACTTTTTAGTTCACCAGTTTGTTCATCAAGGATTTTACCAGCTTCTTCATCAAAGATTATGTTTGCAGGAAATCTACCTTGTGGGTTTATTTGACTTTCTTGATTTGGTATTTTATCAGGTCTTGGATTTCCATTATTGGCAAAGTTAGTTGTATGAACATTTTTATTATCAATACTTCTATGGTTTGGGTCATTCTCATCAACTCCTATTCTACTTGCATCTATATTTATTCCACCAGTTCCCCATTCTAATACATTATCAACTACTGTTTTTTCACTCAAAGGTTTTCTGGCCATTACGATTGGTTCGTGTGCAGGTTTTAATGCAGTTCCCCAACCTTCCCATTCACTATTACCTTTTGTTATAGTTTGTGTTCCATATCCAAATTGTTTGGTATTATTTCTATTTGCAGGGTCAGCTAAGTAACCAGCACCATTTTCCTTTGCCTTTTGAACATCACCCCTTACTTTTTCACCAACTACTTCTCTTTGATTACCAAGTTTTTTATCAACTTGTATTCCTATATTGAGTGATTTTGGAAAACCTGAACCATATATCCACATGATTTGGTCTCTTATTTCAAAACCTGCATCCTCAATCCTAACTGCCATTCTATGGTAAGTTCTACTACCAGCAAATGATAAAAGATGACCACCTGGTTTTAGAACCCTATAACATTCTTCCCATATTTCTTGTGAGGGAACATCGTAATCCCATTTTTTTCCCATAAAAGATAAACCATAGGGTGGGTCTGTAACAATACTATCTACACTATTGTCATCAAGTTCTTTCAGTTTATCTATACAATCTCCTAATAATAACTTCATATTACCCCATATTTTCCACATATTTCTTGTGTAAAAGTTTCTTTGTTTCTAATTGACCACTTGCCGCTTCTTTCTGAGCAATTACACCATCAGGTGATGTTCCATCATAAACTTCAATGTATCCTGTATTGGTATTCATTTTACAAGGGAATGTAATTCCATCAGGCCCAAATCTGTTTTTCATTATGTGAGCTCGAGCAGTATCATTTAGTTTATCTTTTGATTTTCTACTCCAACTCATAATGAAATCAGCATTCATTACTTTTGCATAAGAATCAGCAATTTTATCAGCCTCAATAACTTCTGAATCAATAGCCGAGCGGTTGGTTTGAGATGCAGTCCATACTGGTATTTCCAATTCTCCACTCATTCCTCGAAGGTCGATATATACTCCCCCTTGCTCTGCATAAGTAGAGTCTGACTTATTTGAGTGGGAGAGTAAAAGGTCAGCGTAATCAACTATGATAACATCGGGCTTGTTATCTAACGTAACCATTTTCTCAATATGTTGCTGTAACTTCTTTACCGTAACACCTTTTGGTGGGAAATATTTAATTAAGAGTTTCCCTTTGAGATTGGTGATTTTCGCTTTAACCTCATCTTTTTTATCCTTCAATTCTGCCGAGGGAGTACCAGTAAACACAGTATCATATCGAGCACCTACATAGTGTTCTGATAATTCCATTGTGTAATGTACTACACTCAAACCTTGCCGAACGGCTTCTGCACCAATTGCGGTGAGAATCCATGTTTTACCAACACCCGAAGGTGCTACAACTACTCCCAATTCACCTGGTCCTAATCCACCATCCATTAAATCGTTGATAGGTTGCCATTTTGTTGGAACAGTTGTTCTTTTTAAATCTTGTACTCTTTCATCATAATCTTCAATATAATCCATACCCAAGTTGTTTTCTTGACCAACCTTCATAGCTCTATCTACTAAATCTTTGATTCTATCATAAGAACCAGCCTTTAGTAAATCAACTGATTGTAGGATTACTCCTTTAAGATTTTGATTAATACAGAAGTTTGTGAATTCGTTTTTTATATAATCCAAATCTACATTACCAACTTGAGTGAAAACATGACGGAGTTGTTCAACTACCGTTTTCTTTAACACTTCATTATCTACTTTTGATAATTGCGATTTGAATACATCCAATGTAGGAGGTTTTCTGTACACTTCATGATATTCAAGTATCTCAGATACAATCCACTTGTTAGCATCGTTCTCAAAGAACTTAGGAGTGGTTATTTCACTAATTGTATCAAGAAACTTGGTATCAGTAATAAGTGCAGAAACTACTTTACTTTGAAATGATTGCCCGTATTTCGATAAAGTATCTATTTGTTCTTGCATTGACTCTTTTTTAAAACTGATACAAATATACGAAAATTATTTGAGAATACCAAATTAATCTGTAATTAAATTTCCAAATGTTGTTTTTAACCAATCATTGATATCCCCAAAGTTTCCGATTACTTTGTATTTTAAGAGGATTTTCATAAAATCCATTTTGTTTAGTGGTTGGATTTCTTCGTTGAATCTATCTAAAGTTTTCATTTTGATTTGACCCGATATATCAACATCATCCAATTGCATCAAATCTTTATTTAATAAGATTTGTCTTTTTGATTGAAGAATATCTTTGTAGATTTTTATCTTACCTTTTGTTTCTTCTATTTTAGTTTCACATAAATCAAATAAATCATCTACTGATAATTTATCTTCACCTGTTATTTCAGGAAATCTCTTTACCAATGTTTTGATTCCACATCCATAAACACCAGGTATATTATCTGATTTATCACCATCTAAAACTCTGTAAAGTAAAAGGTTTTTAGATTCTATTCCATATTCTTCTTTTACCAAAGATTTATTATACATCTTCTTTTTGGTGGGTGACCAGACGATGGTAGTATCATTAACCAATTGAAGGAAATCCTTATCAGTTGACATTATCACCGCCTGCTCATCTTCTTTTAAGATTTGGGTTGTTATATAAGCCATTATATCATCAGCTTCTACTCCATCATAAATCATGGTAGTAAGAGGTAATCCATGCAACATTTCATTTAACCAAACGAATTGTCTTTTCATAGATTCCCTCTCATCTTCATCATTCATCAAGTCAGCATAAGCTCTATTAACTCTAAGTTTATTCTTATCTCTTTGAGCTTTATAATTACCAAATACCTTTTTTCTTCTTTGGGAGCCACCTTTCCCATCAAATACTACAACAACACGAGTTGGTTGAGTTTGTCTAATGGCATATCCAATAGATTTGAGAGCACCGGTTACACCACCAACATGGTCGCCATCATCATTCATTGTAGGAATGGATGACCAGCATCTGATAAATGTATTTAGACCATCAATAATTAATACACGAGAATTCTTGTGTCTATTGATATTCTGGTCTCGGTCTTTCTCAACCGAATCTAAAATGTTTTTGTAGAGTTCTTTCATGTAAGAAGTTCTTTGTTATCTGATGTACTCTCATACACATTAAGTGCTTCTAATCTATCTAAAGAATCAGCAAGTAAAGCAAGTGCTTCCTCGGCATTCTTGTAGAAATCTTCAGTAGAGTGGTCACCAATACCAACTGCCTTCTTGTCTAATAAATCAAGAGATAAAAGTGCCTTGGCTTTATCAGCCTCAGCACTTTTTCTCAACATTGTAACTAATTTACTCATATTGAACTTTTAATCATTTTCACCAGCACCTTCGGTATCAACTTCCATTGCATCAATATCAAGTGTATCTGATTTATATTGTAAGATTGTTTCTTCACATATCTTTTTATAGATTTGTTCCTTAACATCTTCTCTTTCATCCATCAAAGGAATAAAATCCTTAGATTGGAATTTCAGTTCTTCACCTGTTTGTGTATCAATGTAAGTGTACCAAGCACCAGCCTGTTTAACTAATTTGTTTTCTTTCATGACTCCTAACCATGAACCATAATTATCGATTCCTCTATCAAAGTAAATTTCAAAATCTGCCGCTCTTAGAGGTGGCCCCATTCTGTTTTTAATTACTTGACAACGAACCTTCATTCCAACAACCTTATCTTGGCCGTTTACCTTTTGTTTGATTTGTCCCATATTCTTCAATCTCAATCTTACAGAGGCATGGAAAGCAAGAGCTTTACCACCTGAAGTTGTCCATGGGTCACCAAACATTGCATTCATCTTTTGTCTTAACTGATTTGTAAATATCAAAGAGATTTTCTGTCTACCAATCATATTGGTAATCTTTCTCATCGCCTTTGATATGATAATCGCTTTATCAGTAGCATATCCATCTTTACCATAATCGGCAGCCAATTCATTTTTGGTTGATGCTGCGGCAACAGAATCTACTACGATAGTAACTAATTTATCTTTTTCAGTTTCTCTAACTTTTTCAATGATTGTTTCAGTAAAATCAAAGATTTGTTCAACCGAATCTGCTGATACATAAAGAAGTTTAGATACATCCACACCGATAGCTTCTAAAAATTCTCTACTTACTGCAGTTTCTGTGTCAATCAATACCGCAACTCCACCTTGTTTCTGTGTTTCAGCTAAAAGGTGTGCTGATAGTAGTGATTTACCACTTTGTTCCAAACCAGTAACTTCTGTGATTCTACCAACAGGCAAACCACCATAAGGGCGATTGGAAATGGCAACATCTAACATAGCACATCCAGTCGATATCCACCCATCTACATTTGTAGGTGCAGTATCATCATCTAAGAAAAATGCTACCTTAGAATCTTTTGATTGTTTGTTTAGCTCACCCGCAAGGATGTCCGCTAAATCCATTTCTTTTTTCTTCGCCATTTAGTTTGGAATTAATTGTTAAACAAATCATCAAATGCTGCTGCTACATCATCAGTTTTCTTTGAATCTGAAGTTGTAGTTTCTACTGAACCACCCATATCATATGAGGGAGTAGTTTTAGTTGAAAGTGTTTCTTGAGATGCTGATGTTTCATCAGATTCATTCTCACCACTTGGATTCAACCAACCTTCTAATACTGATTTTAATTCATCATAAGATAATTCAGAATATAAATCTGTAATTTCAGTTTGTGATTCAATAAATGCAGTTGCTCTTTCAGCATCTTCACTTACTGGTGATGTTGATGGTTTAACTCTAATAGTTGTAGTTGGATAAGTAGTACCAGCTTCTTCTGCTGATTTGTATTCGATTGTTAAATCTCTACCAGCAGTTGGGTCAGTAATATCACCATAATCAGGGTCAGCAATGTAACCAAGAATTTCTTGATATACTGTTTTACCGAATCCCCAAAATCTAACTCCTTCACCTTCTTCACCTCTTACAACAACAGGTACGAAAGTTCTTAACTTAGGCTCCATAGCCTTCGCCGCTTTCCAATCATCTTTATCACCCATTCTTTTTAATTTATCTGCAAACTCTACAATAGGGTCTGGTCTACCAAAAGATTGTGGTGAAAGATAAGTTTTGTTGTTAATGTTGTAGTGAAAGTAAAGTTCAATGAACGGATTATCTTTGTTGAACTTATAGGGAACGATTCTTACTTGATGTTTCCCTGGTGTTGGTTTCCACAAAGCATCTGTTTTTCTTTGTGTGTTTTGTAGTTTGTTCAGTCTACTTCTGATTGCATTAATGTCTAAAGCCATAATTACTCCTTTTAAATGTTATTAATTAAATTTTATCGGTGTGTGTTTTACTATATATAAATATACGAAAATCGAAAAAACCACCGAAAAATTCCTTCGAAAATCGTATTATTTTATTTTGCCCATTTACCATTTGAAACCAATTGTGCAATGATACCATAAACTGATAAATCTTGGAAAGTATCTTCACATGATTCACCAATATTATCTTGTTTACCAAGTACAACTAATTGTTTTAATCTTTGAATTTTATCATTCATTCTAAACCAAAGACCTGTAAGTGAAACTTTTACTTCATCATCTGTTTCTAACTTCGAACCAACAGAAATGTTGTCAGGGCCATAGTTAGATTGTTTCAAACAAAATAGCTCATATTGCGTGAACATTATTCGTTTAAATTCAGCAGTCATTTCTGGCCACTCCTTTTCCATCTGTGCCACCACTTGGGGATTATCATATTTAATAACCTCGTCATATTGTTCTTCTTGAGGGGGAGCTTCTACAATCTGTGGTTTGAAATTATGTTGTCTTTTACTTGTAGTAGTTTTCTTTGCCATAACTTTTAATTATATTTTATACAAATATACGAAATTATTTTTAAACTTCCAAACAATTTCGTATTTTTTTTTAATCTTGATACCAAAATTCTTCTCTGGCTATCACTTCCAATCGTTTCCACTCATCTTTGAGTTCTTGTAAACTCCAAGATTGATAATCTATACCACGAGGTCTTATACCATATGCCTCTTTGTACAAATCACTCATACATTGTAGAAATTCTTTTTTACTCCATGTTTCAATAACACTCATAGTTTTAAATTTTAGTAAAACAAACTCATTGCATTTTTCAAACCTTGTTCTGTTGCTAAATGAACAGAATCCACTCGTGGGTTTAAGGTTGGATAATCTTTGTATTGTTGAACGGCTAGTTTTTTAGCTCCTCGTAGAGTTTTCGCCCATACGGTATTCCAACCCCCCTCTTCGAAGGTGAACATATACTGTTTTAGTTGTATTGATTTCATATTTTAAGTTTTAAATAAATAATTTATAATCTTTTTCGTAACTTATTGCTTCTAATTCATATGGATGGTCATTGTAGTTATAACCCATATTGTAATATCGTTTGAACCAACTTGGTGATTGTAAGTAGTGAATGTATTCGTGGATAAGAGTTTGAATCACCATCTTTCTACTTTTCATCTGTGGCCAGTAGATTGTAATTTCATTCATCATCGAACAGTACTCAGCGTGACATTTATCTTCTTCACCTTCAGCACCTTCTTCACCACTATACTTTTCGTAAATGTTTTTGTGAAGTTCTACATAAGGAGTACATTCTTGGAATTTTGAGAACCCATAATACTTTTCAATCTTTGGGTAAACTTCATTAACAATATTTTTTATGGTTTCAAGTTTCATTATAATAATATTTCAAAATTTACATCGTTATTAATATCAACTCTTCTAAAATCAGGTATCATCTTACCATCATGTGTTTTCCATGTATCATTCATAGAGTTTAATCCAATAAATCTACCTGTTTTTGCTAACATAGTGATTTCCCAATCTGAACCATGTTGTTTGATTCTGTTTTTTGCATGGTTGGTTTTAGGTTTAAGAGTAATCACTTGTCCAACTTTAAAATCATCTATTTTTTTCATATCTTATCAATCATTTACATAGTAAATATACGAAAAAAATATGAAATATCCAAGCAAAAAGTGAATTATTTTTGATTAAATTCTATTACCTCGAAGATTCTTGTAGAAATTTTCTTTGTTCCTTCTACATTGGTAACAATGATTGAGTTTTTGAATTTATCCCAATCGATAGAAAATGATTTATCTAACACACCACCATTTTCTTCTTTAACTAATTCGTTAAGTGCATTGATTGTATAAAGAGTATTGGATTGTTTTTTTCTATGCACTAATATAGTATCACTCAGAGGTTTCTCCGGTCTGTATTGTGTATCTATGTTGTATGTAACAAAAAGTTCATCCAAATTCCCCTTATTTTGCAGAACATAAATGTAGTTATAAACTATATGATATGTTTCTCTAATAAGTTGTAGGGTATTTTGAAGTTCCTCTTTAGTTGTAAAAGTACAGAGTAACTGTGTTTGCATATTAATCCTATCTCACTATTATTTATACTACTATAAATATAAAATTATCAAACCAAAGGATTAAATAATATACTTAATCGTATTTACCTTGAAATATAGGTGTTTATTGGTTGTTAGATGATTTCACCATTAGTACTATCAGGATGAGTAACACCAACTAACAAACCACCATTTCTTGAAGTTTCGTGTTCTCTATAAGTTGTAAAATCAAGTTTTTTACAATCATTTGGAAATTCTTTTGTTGCCATATCAACTGTTCCATCTTTATCAATTCTCTCTGAATGTGATGTAATACCTTGAATACCTCCACTTGTATTTGATGCCGCAGAGTAATTTATATATTGTAGTAATTTACCAGGACTTTTACTAACTAATGATTTTGCGTTTTTTTCACCACACTTTTCAATTAGTTTATCCATATCAAGAAGTTTTTGAATTTTTTCAACTAATTCTTTTTTCTTATTCTTTAATTTATCTTCTGATTCTTTACTCATTGCACCTTTACCATAATAATCTTCATTATCTTGAAGGTCTTTCATAAATTGTTTATACTCTCTAAGTAATTTATAGTATTCTTTTTTATCTTTGATGATTTCATCCATACCACTCTCAGATAAAAGTGCATCCATTTCAAGGTCAGAATCAACAACTTCATCTTTTAATCCAATGGCATATCCTTTTTCTCCTGGTCTGCTACTTGAATTTTCTCTATATTTTTTATTTTTATGATATCTCAACATTTGTTGATTTTCTGTTGGGAATCCCATTACCTTTACACTACCATCCTCACCAACTTTTACACTTACACCAGTAACTCGTTCTCCATTTACTTTATCTTGTGTTTTCACTAATTTATCAGATGCAGGATAAGAACCATGAGCAGGAAGGTAAACTTCCTCACCTCTAGCAAGTTCATAACTATAAATAAAAATTTCTGCTTGATTTTTTATCATAGATTTTGCCATCTTTGGATTCACTGCAATAATTCTTTGAGTATATTTACCCCATGCGTTTTGAAGTTCTTTTGCAGCTTCTTCATTAGGTAAGTTACCTTTATATTTTTCTAATATAGCCTTTTGTTCATTTTGATAATCAACTAAAGCATCACCAATTTCAGGACTTATCTTCATTGTTTTTTCAAGTTCTCTTGCTCTTTCAATTGCCTCATCAAGTGAACCAGCAAGAGCCTGTTCTAAATACTTTTCAGTATGTTTATTACTTGGAACTAAAAGTTTACCGTTCTCATCAGTTGGACCATAAAGTTGAAGGAAGGCCTTTTCCATACCATCAAACGAAACATTATTTTCTGGTTTCATGATATCTCTAACACCTTCATCATCTTCTGCTTTTATTCCTTTACCAAATTGTGATGCCTTTGGTTTAGTTGCCTCACCCATAGGTTTTGATGGGTCAGTTAAATCTTTTTTAGAAGCAGTTGGTACACTTTCACTTGCGTATTGATTAATTAAATCAACGATTCTTCTGTTTTTTGCACTACCTGCACCATTAGCAGAAGTTCCATTAAAAATATGTCTATGTGCATTAGCAACTACACCAGGATATATTTTAGGCTTAGGTGCATCATTTGTTCTTAATTGATATTTTTCAATTAATTTATCAGCCTTTTCTTGTGTAGGATTTTTTTCGAAATCATCATAATCTCGTTGGAAATTTTTAACTATTTTTAAATCTTCGGTTGAAAGATAGTTTTCTAAACTTTTGTTTAATTTAATAGCAGTGTTTGAATAATCAAATTTACCATCATCTTCTTCATACTCAGGTTCACTATCATCACTACTCTTTGTTGATGCAGGGTCTCCTTTTGGTAAATTGGCTTTATAAGAATCACCACCTTTTCCTTTTAATGCAGTTGCTTGTGGTGGTTCTTCTTGAGTGGCCCCATCACCACCTTGTTGGTTTTGTGGTGAATCTTTAGCGGCTTCTTCTCCTTCTTCACCTTGTTTTGATTTTTCGGTTTCGTATTCTTTATCTGATACAGGTTTTATATTACCACCATCATCCTTTTTATATTTCTGAGCACCATCTTTTTCTTCATCACCCTTCTTAACATAAAATCCTTTACCAATATGAGAATAATCTCTATCTTCACCTTCGGTATCATCATCTTCGTTCAAATGATTAAAGATAACTTCTTTAATATCATACTCACCCCACTCTGAAAGAATTTCAGACATAATAGATTGGTGTTCCTTATTATGTACATTAGGAATACCTACTCTATATGAGAGTTCTCTTACTAACTTATCTATGATTTGTTTATAATCCATACTATACTATAAATATATCTCTTATGCTTTTGTCTGAATTCTTATCCAATTCGAACCATCAGACCAAACCATAATTCCTTCATATGATTTATCTAATGTATATCCACCAGTACCACCATCGAGTGTTTGAGATAAAGAAGTATCTGGTAAAAGTTTTGCTTTTGTATTTGAACTAAAACTACCACCCATTGTAAAACGAATTGCTCTGTATTGATTGGTATCTGTTGTTGCATCTGGTAAGATGATATGTGCCTCACCATTACCACCACTCCAAGAAACTTTTATCATTGAAGTGTTCTCATAAGTTGAACCTGTTGTATAATATTCAGGGTAAGGTGAAGATGAAGAACCACTTATTGTTAAGAATTCTGGTACGAGATAAGTATTACCACTTAAAGTAGTAGATGAACCTGGTAAGTTTTCTTTGAGATTATCAAGTGTTACCTTTTTAGTTTCACCTGCAGATACATCAACTACTGCAAATAAATCATTATCTGCAATCGTTGTTAATTCATTTAATTGTGTTATCCTCTTATCTGCCATATAAGTTTATCTCCATTTTCTTGTAGTAAGAATTCATCATTTTCTTGTAAAATGAAATAAGTATCACCACTCCCTTGTAACCAAAGACATTTCCAATAATCTTCGTAATGTTGGCAATATAAGTTGTAATCACAAGTGATTTCGTTCAAGGGTTTTTTATCCTTGTACATACGATACCACTCTTGCCAACTTATCTCTTTCATCTATACTATAAATATTAAGGTGCCGAGTTCTTATATACGTGTCCACTTGGTAGAGAACTTTCTAATCCCCATTTGTGTGCAAGGTAACCTTCTGCTTTTATTAAATGTGTTAAATCAGTTCCACTCGTACCAGGTATATCTGCTACTGCAAAGAATTCACCTAATTTACCATCTAATTCTTGTGATGACCTGTTTCTCATCAATCTTAATTCTTGGTTTGTTTGTAATGAGTTATCATAATCATTAACTGGTGTAAATGCGTTTGTACCATCTACTCTAACACCAATTTGGTTTCCACTCTTATTGAACCAACAAGCAACGATGTGATATTGGTTTTGTGTTAAACTTTTATCATCCCATAATTCTAAATTACCAATTGTAGTACTAATTCTATTTGAAGATAGACCATCTAAATCTAATTCACCTGGCCAAGAGTTTGATGAGTTACCACTACTGATTGCATAATCTCTTTTTGGTGAACCATTTGTTTCATAACTCCAAAGGGAATCTTGGGTACTATCTGTTCCATCAAATCTAAATACACCGATTGCCCAATGATTACCTGATGATACCTGTGTAGAGTAAGTTGTACTTTGTAGATAATCCCCATTACCATCAAAATCAAATACATTTAATCCATTTTGTGTACTGTTATTAGTTAATGGATTACCACCTACATTCATTGTATATGTTCCTGCTTTATCAGTTACAGAAACTAATGAAGTTCCACTTCTTGTATAATTTGAAGAATCAGATGCATCAATCCAAGCAACGGTTGTTATATCTGTACTTGGTGACCAAGGAGTATTACTACCTGTTGGCCAGATGTGTTCATTATTATAATAAACATCATCCACCTCAACATTATTTAAATAAATGTTTTGTGCGGTGTTAATTCTTCTATCCATTTTTATCCTTGTACGATATATAATGTACCACTAACTGGTGTAATTGCTGCATAAGATGCAGATGTTATTACTTCTATAATATTAGCAGAAGATGAACTTACAAATCCATCTAATTGAGATGAACCACTTACGATTCCATCACCATTTGTGTTAAGATACTTTGAATCAAAAGTTGTCGTAGTAGCTGCAGAATCAACTACCCATGTTGTTCCATTATAACGATAAACCGTACCATTACTCGCAGTATGGGTTTGTCCATTTGATGCTCCATCAGGAAAGTTGAAAGCCATAATTAAATCTCCTCTTTACTATAAATATTAATGAGAATGTGTTACTTCGTGTTCTTCCCAACCTTTAGTTGGTTTTTCATTCTCAAATTCAAAGCATCTATATGAACCTGTTTTTTCAAAGTAGATATGTTTAATCATATCAGTTGGAATATGTCCACCTGTCGGAAGTACTTCGTGTCCTTCATCAAATACTAACTCCACAGTTACAGTTAAGTTTGATTCATCATCCCACTCTCTTTCTTGTTCTTCCAACAATCTCCACTCACCACGATTTAAATATTGGTCTTGTAGAGCACAGTTTAGAAAAGAAAAAGTTTGTCTTAGATTTTCGTAAGAATCAGAATATGTTGCCGCTGGTGCAAGATGTCCTTTATCCCAAACATTTCTATAATAATCTGCATTATCAGATGTGTGAACATCTTTTTCTGTATAAAAGTTCATTGAACCTCTATCTACATTCTTAACTCTATTAGTTGATGTATAAACCAACTTCATAGGTTGTTCGTAGATTTCATTGTACCAAACTTTAAAGACTGGATTTTCAACAATTACTTCCGCTCTTAATTCTTTTTGGGGTTCTTGAGCAAAACCCTCTTTCTCACATCCATATAATGCTAAAGATATGATTAAAATTTTCCATAGTTTCATAAAAACTCCTTTTGTTAATATATAAATATTAGATTTTTGAGGATATCAAATAAGTAAAGTTATAACATATTTTTTTCTTCTTTCTGTATGAAAGATAGTGATAGTATCACTCTTGATTTATTGCCTATTATTTTATCTGTTTGATGTACAGTATGATATGGAGCAAAAACTACCATATCACCTTCATCCATAGGAAATTCTACACCATTGAATTTATAAACACCACCTTGTTCTGGTTTTTCAAGTAATACATTAAATCTAAATTCTTTTGGATTGTGTGCATCTATGTGTTTTATTAAGTAATGGCCTTCTTTGAATTGTAGTAAAAAATCTCCCCAATATAATCCTTTTAAGTTTTCAAAACCTTCATTTAACTTATTTTCAATACCAAATTCGTCTTTCCATTTTTCAAAAGCATATTTTCTCCATCTTTCTCCTAACTCGGTATTATAAATTTTTGGCCCTTCATATAAGATACCATACTGGTTATTATTAGGCAATCGAATCCAATCTTCATTTGGATAATTTAACAACTCCATAAATTCTTCTTTCCACTCCATAGGGAAAGCGTTTTTTATAAGAGTTATATCCCTTATGTATTTAAATTTCTCCATAAGTTTTACCCCAATCGGCTTTGACAGGAAATCCAAAATTTTCGAGAACGCATTTAATCTTTTTAATTGTTTCTCCTTTGTTTGTTAGTATATAAATATAGTTAAATTAATTCTTTCGAAGAATTTAAAACTATATCCAGATACGAGTTATTTGAGTAACAAATATCAATTAAATTTACTCGTGTTGTTTCAACCCAAGCTTTTAATTCTTCCTTCAATGATTCCCATTTGGTTTCATTAGAAACTGATTTTTTTATTAACTCCATTAGTTCTTCAAATGATTCATAGGTAAAAGAAAGTGGATATGGGGTTTTATTATATTTTCTCTGAATTTCATTATAAAAATCAAATACCTTAAATGAAGCTGGTAAAAATAATTTACCACTTAAAATTCTAATTACTGATTTTTCACTAATATAATCCATCTCCATCCATTCATCAATTATCTCTACTTCCGCAAGAGGAAGTATTTTATAATACATTTCATGAATATTGTTTTTATTTGCTTCATTACCCCAATCGTGAATTCCATATCCTCTTTTATTGATATAGTTTTCTTTTATAGAACTTTGAATATATTTTCTAAAATCATCTATTTCTTTATCAATTCCACTATCAACACTATCTTTAGTAAAACAATATGATGAGTATGTTATATAAACTTCTGGTATTTCTAAAAGAGAGTTTATTTGTTTAATCTTTTCTCCAATAATTCTTCTAACCGAATAACTTAATTTGTGTCGTGGTTTTATTTCTTTTAAATAATCATATAAAAAGTAAGAATGTTTTATATCTAAATTCGAATCGTGAATATATGATAAAAAATTATTTGTAAAAACATAGTGTCTATTTTTAAATTTTTTGTTTTTTAAAATTTCATCAACAAATATGTTTGAATTTTTAATTTCGTATAAATCATGTGAATGACTTATACCTTCCCAATCTATATAAAAAATATTTAACTTTTCACCAAGTAAATTTCCTTTTTCAATTAAATCTTTTTTTAAGGTGTATTTAAAATAATTTACTGTTTTATAGCTATATCCCCTATCTGTAATAATTCCGTTTTGCATAAGATAAGTATGTACATCAAATATATGATTCCCATCTATCTTATCCCAATCACCATCACCACAGAAATTTATTTCTAATGGAGTTTCTTTATAATTTGTATGTAAAGTTATTTTTTTATGTTGTTCTTTAAAGAAAAAAGCAGGTACATCTTTTACATCTAAATCAGTACCATGGAAAAAGTACCAAAATAAATCATTGGTGTAATTATGATGTACATAAAATTTTTTCATAATAAACTTGGAGTTTTAATTTCATTTTTTGTAATAATGTAATCAAAATATGAATTATTTTCGTGAATTATTTCAACAAGTTGTTTTCTTAGATTTTGTACATATAATGTAAGCTTATCTAAAAACTCTTTCCATTTTACTTCATCTTTTGTAATTTCATCTATATAATCAAGTTTATCTAATACAAAATCATATTCTAATGGAAATTCTAAAGTAGGTTTATTATAATTTTTTAACCACTTATCATAAAAATCAATAGTAGCTCTATAAAATGGAATGAAAGGTTTTCCTACCAAAATATGTGATATTGATTTTTCAGTTATGTAATTATCTCCACTATTAGCTTTATTATTAGTTTTTTCAGAATGATGCTTTGGTGAGTGTTCGAATAAAATACATACATCTGAAATACCAAACATTTTCCACATATTTTCATTCATATTATTTGAATTCCACTCACCACCCCAATCATGAATACCATATCCTCTTTTATTGATATAGTTTTCACTTGGCATAGAATCTAATAATTTTTTTCTAACATCAACTTCTTTTTGTGTTTTAAATTTATCGATTTGTAACGATGATTGAAATGAAGAATTTGTTATAGATATGTGTGGGTTATTTAGTTCTAAAACTTTATCTGTTAATAATTCTTTATCACCATACAATCTTCTAATTGGAATATTAATTTTATATTTGTAATCATTTTTATATTTTAGATAATCACCAAAAAAATAATAATCTCTAATACCTAATGTATTTGGATATATAAATGACCAAATTAAGTTGGTAAATACAAAATGATGGTTTTTTACATTTTCTGCATTTGGACTAACTTCATCAACAAAAAATTGTATATTTGGATTTAGATTTTTATACCATCCTTCCATTATATAAGGGTCATGTCCTTCCCAATCTATATAAAAGTAATGAATATTATCAGAAAGTATTGAAGCTTTTGAATTTAAAAATTTTAAATTTTTTTGATTTATTTCAACCATTATGTTTGAATTAAATCCTCTATCGGAAACTCTATTATCTTCTAATAAATTTATACTATAATCAAACAAATGAAAACCATCTGTTTTATCCCAATGCTTTTCATTACAAAAAATTACCTCGATTTTTTTTCCTTTATACTTTCCATTTAAAATTACATCATCGTTTACTTTTATATTCTTATTATGTTGATTCCATTCTTTAAACCAAGTTGGAACGGATTCAGGTTCTATTTCTAACCCATGACAAAATAACCAAAATAATTCATAGGTATAATAATGATGTATGTAAACTTTAAACTTCTCCATAATTTTTACCCCAATCTGCTTTGACGGGAAATCCATAACTTTCGAGAACGGATTTAACTAATTTAATCGTTTCTACCTCAGATTCATCAAACTCGAAAAGGAATGAATCATAGGTATATAATATAGGTAGAGGCAATTGTAATTTTCTTAACTTTTCCATCACTTCAATATTAAACTCAGTTTCAGTCGCTTGAAGAAGATAATTAAAGAATTTTTGTGATGTTGGTTTTTCAATCCAACCTAAAGGAATTTTTCTTCCTTTTGGAGTTTGTAAATAACCATTTTTCACACCATCTTCTTGTATCTTTCTAATAAACTTATCAACCTTATCAAAGAATGGAATCTTTCTATCTTCATCACTCACACCACCATAAAGGATTCTAAAGGTTCTTCCTTTGGATTCATCGTAATCACAACCATATTGGTCTGCTAACCATTGGTGTACCGATGTATCGGGTAGTTTGTGTTTAATCAACTTACCAATAATTCGAACATGATAAGCATCGTAATCAAATTGTAAGAACAACTTACCATCTCTTGGAATAAACGATTCTCTCGAACCATCTTTCTTGTTAAGAGCAGAAAAGTTAACACCACCATGTCTATTGGATGGTCTTGAAGTTATCGTATAAGGATTATATTCGGTGAATATATTCCCTAAAAGTAATGAGTTTTGGTGATTAGGCCATCTATCAAGAAATTTTTCCGTATCGACCCGAATACCCTTTCGTTCAATCTGAGAAAGGATAGGAATCATCGTATTATCAATCCAAGTTGTATTGTCTTTAAGAAATTCTCTAAGATAATTTGGATGTGAAGGAGAAATATCTCCCCATTCACCAACAATCTCTCGTAGAACCTCACCCCACTTCATTATAGGGATACTCTTACCTAAGTCATCTCTTATACCCAATCGGTAATAAAAGTTCGTTAGAACCTCTAATTTATCACCAAAGGGGTATATTTGGTTTTGTTCAAAGAATAATGCAGTTTGAACATCTTTTAGCTTTTCAATATTGATATCGGTTTGTAAAAAACCTTTTTTATTCCAAATCCACTTGTTTTGAGTGGAAAGAGATAAATCAATAGTTAGAGGTTCACAATCATTATGATTAAAAGGTAAGATAAAATCTATATTTGAAAATCGGACATACAAAAATGACAACCTATTATTCATAGGATGTTTTTCTAAATCTTCCCAAATTGGAATAATCGTTGATTGTTCGTTATTCCAATATTCAAGAAATTGTTCTTTCTCTTTATTGGTTTCTACTATAACCACTTATTGGTCTATGTTTAAGTTACTATCGTGTATTTCTTTTTACGATTTCTATGAATTGAGATAAATCTAAATATCTATCAAACATAATACTCGTATCTTGAAATATTTCCACATACCACTCATCGTTTTCTATTTCATCCGAAGTTGGTGAAATGAATGATACGACTCCGTTATTTCCAAGGTCTAATGTATAGTAGTAGAAATTATCTCCTTCATCGTTTTCATCAAATCGTTGAAATCCTAATGATATTAAATCTTGTTCTCTCATACTACACCTGCATTGTATTCCATAAGTATTAGTTCTGCAGTTTCTTCATCTACATACCCACTCCCATCCATATCGATGAGGTGTCCTACATAATACATTCCATCTAATTGTGTTAAATCTGTTTTTTTCATTTTATAAATCCAAGTTTTCTTTTTATATCTAACCAAGTCTCTTCATCACAATCATTTTTCATTCTATTAAAACAAGTTAGAGTTAATTGACAGTTACCTGGTATATATCCTTTCGAACTATCTATTCTATCTACTGATATTTGTAATGAGTGATTTGGAATTAAGTTAAATCTTTCATCCATATCCCAACCACTAATTGCACACTTACCTCCTTGTAGTAACCAAAGTTTTTGAATGTATTGTTTGTCAATGGTTAATTCATGACCAAATAATTTTTGGTATTCGGCTGACGAGTAAGCTTCAAGACCTTCTTCTATTCTTTGTTTGTTTTTCTTAGTAAAGGTTTTACCACCTCCTGCTCCAAATCTAGCAGAGGTTCGTACTTTATCCCAAAGTTTATCTTCTACTATTTTGGAAATTTTTGTAATTGTTTCTGTGAAAAATGTGTTTGTCATAATTTTAATTTTTTACAAATATACGAAAAATATTTTAAATTACCAAATTTCAAACCCACCACATTCTCTGAGGAATGAAATAAATCTTTGTAAGTGTGCTTTATCAACTGAATGTGATGATTTTACTACCATACCATCTTTAGTTACGATTGGTGTTGTGATAAGTTTACCATAGTATTCTTCATTCAAATCTTCTTCGACTTTTGATGTAGCAAATTTACCATCTAAGGTTGTCCAACTACCCATACAAAGTTGTAGTTCATCTACATCTTCCACATCGAAGAACTCTTTACCGATTTCTTCTAATGCATCAGCAAGTTTGTTACACTCTTCTTGAGTTTCCAAACCTCTACCATCATTTGAACCCCAATAAGATAAATCAAGACCTAAATCTCTCATATCATTTACCATTTCTGATAACATGACGATTGGTCTCCATCCCCACCAATTGGAACGAAAGTAATCACCAGGATTATTTTCTCTAAATTCTCTATCTAATTGCCAAAACTCATCTTTGGCAGTTTCACTCATTTCTTTCCATACTTCATTTGATGGAAATTTAGGTTTTTCTGAACGAATGATTGGGTTTTTACCCGAAATATCTACTCCCATAATTTTATAATTTAAATTTTATATTGTTAAGTGTGTTAATTTTTCATTTAATCGTTTCATATGTTTACAAGGTGAATGTCTACGAAATTCTCTTGCCTTACAATCACAATCATCGATTTTATAATCTGTTACTCTTACTCGATAGTAAGATAACTTACCTGTCTTTTTGTTACGAGAACCCATTTCTCGATAATACCAACTATTTGTCATAACCAACAAAATTGTAAGGAATTGGTTTAACCAATCCTTGTTTAACTGCATATGGATATTCTTCGTTCAACCAATAGTTTTGAACATTATCCACTTCATCATGTATATCTTGGTAAAGGTCATTGATATCATACCCACTACCATACTTAATACCACCACAAAGAACCATTAGTTCATTGAGTTTATTGAAATCGTTTTGGTATTTAACTATTGATTCGATGATATTTTCTTTCATCATATCAGCAACCTTGTCATTGTAATCATACATTTCTTTTGACCAAGGTTTTGTTACTTTAGGTTTTATTAGTACTTTCATAACTATGAATTTAAAGTTAACATTGAAAGAGGAACATTATAAGAACCAAATCCATTTAGAACTTCGATTACAGCCTTAGTTCGGTTAATTTTCTTAACTCTACATTGTTTACCATTCAACTTAGGATGGTTAACATTTACATTAGCTCCAATATAAAGTTCATTCTTTATATCCCAAGCTAATTCGGATTTTTTAATTTTGATTACTTCAACTACTTTAGAGTTCAACTCTCGTAGTTCTTCAAGGGAAAGGTTTTTTAATTCTGAATAATTCATATCTTTTATCTTTTAATGGTTTAACTTATTTACATAGTAAATATACGAAAAATATTTCATATATCCAAGCATTTTTTTACTTTTTTTTAAAGAAATTGATAATTGTATTGATATCCACAATCATCATCATACCACTCATCTTCTTTAACCTGATTTAAAGGATTTAGGATTTCGTTTAACTTATCAACATCAACTTGTTTCCAATATCCAAATCGAAGATAGATTGGATTTCCACCGCCAAAGGTTTGACCTACTTCGAACTCACCAATTTCATTGTTGATTTTTTCAAGGGTTTTAAAATCAATTTTATTTCTCATATCTTTTAGGGTTTAAATTCCACTTTCCATTCGTTGAACCTTATTGTGATGTTCAGCCTCTGAATACTCCACTATCGAAAGTACAGGATTGAACTTAGTCATCAACTTACCACTAGCGAATCGCCAGATTACATTATCAATGAAATCTTTTATCATAAATGTTCCATCAGAAGAACCAAATCCTTGGTCCTCATCCCAATCGTTTGTCCATTCAGTAGCAACTTCAGTTGCAATATCCAATAAATCCCATTGGTGGATTTTTAAATCACCAATCATTTTGGTGAAACCATTAACTCGATGAGAGTTGAAAAGAAGGGTTGTGGGGTCAATCAAATAATTCATACTTTTAAGGTTTATATTATCACTCATTTACATAGTAAATATACGAAAAAAAGTTGAAATGACCAAGCAAAAAGTGAATTATTTTTGCAAAAAATTAAATATTTTTTTAGCTAATTTTTCATGACCTTCTTGTGATAAATGAAAATCACCATTATCGTGAATATTATTTTCTGTAAGTTTGTTTTCTAAAGACCAATTCATAATATTTGATAGTTCATTTGGTATGTACTTATCAAATGGTGATTTAATTTCTGGCCATGCTAACATTTGAAAATCAACATTTTTAATCGATGAAGAAATAAGTTTTAAAATTGAATAAGTTGAAAATATATCATCAAACATTATATAGTGTTCACCAGATAATCGTGCTCCATATGTATCCGAAAATTGTGTAAACTCATCATCTCTATTATCATCATCTCTATTAAACATACCAGGTAGAATATGTATAATATTATCAACCTTACCCCAATTACCTTCTAAATAAAATTCAGAATCACTTCTTTTATCTAAAAGTTCAAAAGATTTTCTATGATAATCTGTAAGTTGGAATAGTATTAATGAGTTTTTTCGTATTTCTTCATTTAAAAAAGCAGTAATTAAAGATTTTCTTAAAAATTCATTTCCTGCACTATTTCTTGAATAATCAAATATTTCAGATATATTCAACTCATGGGCCACTATGCGAGAAAATGGGATGTTTTGTCCTTTATGAGAAGTACCAGATGAATGAGAACATCCAAATATATAAATGTTTGAGTACATTATATTTTTGCTGAACCAACATCAATTGGTTCTCTTTTCATATGATTACCTGTTGAGAAATCTGAACCTTCTTTTACATATCCTGTTAAGAATGCTTTTCTAAATCTTGTAGAATTGTTAGCTTCAGACCCATGCACTACATTAGAATGCAATAATGCTACTTGACCTTTTCGTAGATACCCATCTATTTTTTTAAAACCATGGTCTGGTGGTAATACACAAGGTTTTCCTCTTTCGTTTTTCCAATTCTTTGGATTTGATTTTGTTCTTTCATCATCAATTTCAATAGGCAATCTTCCTAATAAGTGAGAACCTTCTAAATACCAAACAGAACCATTGTTAGGGTCATGGTTATCAAAAGCAAGAGAAATATTTACAATTTCATTTCTATTACATTGGGTATAAAATATATTTTGGTGTTGGTCTCTACCTAATTGTCCTGGTGGTTTAAAATAAGCCCATGTTTGTACAGCAAATATTTTACCTTGCATTAAAAATTCACAAGCTTCTATAATTTTAGGATGTTTCATTAATTCAGAAAGTTTATCTGAATCTTTATGTGGATACATATATGGGTCATATTCTCCCCACTGTCCATCTGTATCATTTTCTTGTCTTTGGACTCTGATTCGTTCTAATTCCTCAGCATAAAAATCTACTTCTTCCTCTGTTAATAGATTTAAAATAGATACTCCTTTGTATCTCCAATCAAAAAGTAGTTGTTGTTTTTCTTCGTGTGATAAATAACCCATGTAACCTAATTTTTAGTTTATATCTATATATATTACGATTTGTAAAATTGTAATAAATTTGGTAAGTATAATTTTAAATTTGGAATTTCTTTTGATAAAAGTTGTATTGCTATTCTATTTGATTCTGATACTGATTTATCAAGAATATTTCCCTTATCATCATATTGTGTTTCTTTAGGTCCTTTTATTCTCCAATCTAAACTTACTACTCTATAAAATGGATTTGTTAGATAGTTACTAAATTGAATTGAATTTATCTCATAAATAGGAGAACCTTTATCATTTGATTTTTGACAAAAAAACCGCGTTATATATCCTCTTGTATAATCAATTTCATTTGGAGTAGGTATATGAGTTTTTACTCTTATCCTATTAAAAGAGTGTTTTTGATTTGTCAACTCATTATATTTATCTACTATATTTTTCATTATGAGAAATTTCTTAACTTTCCTTTAACTTTAGTTTTCCATAAACCACCCCCAAGTTCGTGTCCTACTTCTACCACTTGAAAGGCACTTTGTTTAAATTTCGCAGGTAAATCTTTTATCTTAAATATTTGACCTGTTACAATTCCTGTTATTCCAAATGTTTCAAATTCAAAACTTATTGGAATAAGTACATTTGTAGATGATTCAGTTGTTGCTTTTGATAATAATTTAAATAAAGCTCTATCAGTCCAACCAGCTACCAGTAAAACGGATTCCGCTTCTGCATTCGCAGTATTAAAATTTATCCAAGTACTTCCTTCGGTAATATCATAATCACCATTTCTATCTTTTACTCCAGTAATTACTTTTCCATATTGTAAAAATAATTCAAAATTAGCTTTTCTTATTTCATCCTCATCTGGTGTTTCTTCTTCATCACCTGTTTCATCAGCTGGTTCTTTTTCAGGTTTAAATGAATTTAAAATTGATAAGACAGGGTCTTGTTCTACATTGAAAATATTTGATAACTTTACATTAGTTGCACCATCACTATTCGTATTAACACTCGTTGAATTTCTTTGACCTATTATTGAATTTTTCATCGCAGCTGGTAAATCCATATCAAAGTTTGAAGTTAAAAATGGTGTGTCTACTCCACTTGACACAAATTTAGGACATTCATCAAATAAACTTCTATCAGGTGAACAAAGTGTATTATCATAAACTTCAAGTTGATTATCTGCATCTTGTTTATTAGGAGTTTGAGCTATTTCAAAATACCAATAATTATCAACTGCGGATGCAATACCATTTAAAAGTTCTAAATATATATCTTTTATAACAACATTATTTCTTCCCAATACTTCACAGAAAAATTCAAAATTAACAAACAAGTCTTTTAAATATCCGTAAGTATGTGCTTCAAAATCTTGAGTTATTGTACCATCTGGCCATTTATATTCATTTAAGGGTTTGACCTGTGGAAAACACATATCATCCTCTATGTCAAATTGGTCTAAATCCGCAGTTTCTTCAGGTACTCCATTTTTTATCGAAAGAAATGGTGAATTTCCTTCAACCTCCGATGTTGATGATAATGCCTTTATCAAATCAAATGCAGGTGTATTTCTATTTGGTATAAATACTTTAGAAACATCAGTAGAAAACATATGTTTAAATCCTCTACACAATGTGTAATTGGTTTCTATTTTAAAATTCATAGGTTTTACACCAGAACAAGGTGGTGCGTTATCTGTACGCTCTGTTAAATCTACTGCATAAGAATTTAAAATTTCAAAAGCAAGTTCTAATCTTATAAAACTCGAAGTATCAAAAATTTGGATACCTGATGGAATTTTAGCATTATAATCATTTTTTTTAGAATTTATACTTTGTCCTTCTAATTTTTCTGTTAAAGTTTCTCGGATTTTTTCATCCATATTAATAAAATTACCTTTATGGGCCCAACCCTTTCCCCTACTATCTTTACCCACAGTCAATAAATTTTTAACTTTTTGTGTTTGTTTTTCTTGAGGTAATCTATTAAACATTTGCATAAAAAGAGAACGGCCAATAAAATAATCAATTCCTTTAGCATAAAACCGTTGTTGTGCTTTAATTTTTGATTTTGAAAATTTTAATCCTCCTTTTGGTTTGTTATCCGCATCAACATCACCACCTTTATGTTGTTGTAAAAATGCTGGTATTTCTCCTATTGTTGTAAGTTCAACATCTAATATATAAGTTTCACCCTCTGAATTTTTTAAACCACTCTTGGTTATAAAACCAAGATATCCACTATATTTGTAATCTGAGTTTTGTTCCTTTTCTTTAACATGAATAAAATTATTATACTTTGCCATTTCACATGCACCATTACTAAGAGTTAAAGATGCCTTTTGTTGAAGTGATTTTGGGTGATTCCAACCATATTCAACTAATACTGTATATCCTGGTTCTGCAAAGTATTTCTGAAGTGTTTCAGCTTGTTTTAATGTAAAGGCCTTGATAGAAAAATTAGTTTTTCTTGATAATCCACCTGCACCAAATGTTAAACTTAAAGCATCAATTGTAGGTGATGGTCTAAATATTCTATCTGTTTCAGGTGTTCTTTGAACTGAATATGATTCTTTTTTACCAGCCTTTGTTGTTGTAACTGATTCTGAAAATGCATAAACATTGTTTCCTCCAAAATCTACACCAACTCTACCAGATTTACCACTATCACCGTAAGTATCCACAAAGGCATTTGATGAATTAATAGATTCAAGTATCAATCCATTATTATAAGCAGATGCAATTCTTAACCACGGCATATATTCACTTACTTCTCTATTATTACCGCTTCGGTCGTTTAATAGTTTAGTAACACCTGGTTCGAAATTTGATAAGTTTGGAAATAACATAATTATTTATTAAAATTATTTATAATTTCTAAATAGTCTTTAGGTATTCTAAGAATAGTACCATCTTCAAATGCAAATGGAGCATCGTGTATATTGTTTGCCGCTAATATAATCCAATGTAATGAAGAATCTCCATAGAACTGATTTGCAAGAGTATCTAATCTATCTCCTGTTTGAGTAACGATATAGATATCATTATCCTTTAATGGAATATTTGGATATATCTTTGATTTATATACCTCTCTACCATCTTTGAGTTTTTGAGTTTTGTTATTTGAATATCTACTTGCCATAATTTATATTATCCTACTTTATATACTCCACCGTTAGCCTTTCTATTAGCTTCTCTTTCTTCTCTTTTCTGTTTGAGCTCTTGTGCCTTTATTTTATCTCTTTCTTCTTTTTTCTTTAAGTTTTCTTCTCTTTGTTTTTTTAGTTTTTCTTCTCTTTCTTTTGCTCTTCGTTCTTTTTCTAATCTAATGTTTTCTTCTTTTTCTAATCTTGCATCTTCTGCATCTCTTGCTAATTGTAAAGCATCAGGTTGAGTACCAATTGGGTCATCTATATTCTGTTTTACCCAATCAAGATATTTTTTATTTCCGATTATTTCACCAGTAGCTGCATTATATAATCCTGTTTGATAACAAACATATTCATATTCAGTCCCTCTAACTTCATTTACTTTTTTATAATAATATCCAACATTACCATCTATATCTGTTACTTTTCTAACATCTTTTGGATTTCTATATTTTATTTCTCCAATGGCCCAATCTTCAACTCCTTGAGATTTCAATTCTTCTGCCTTTTTATCAGCATCACTTAAAACTTTAGATTCTGTTGTTTCTTTTGTTTGTTCTTTTCCTGTATCCTTTGGTGTATCAGTTGATTCTTTACCAGTATTTAAAGATTTAGGAGTAGAATTAGTACCTGAATTGTTATTTTCTTTAGAATTTTGTTCATCTTGTACAATTCCTCTATTATCTACTTTAGGTGGTGATTTGGAGAAACTATCAGAATTAGCAGATGAACCACCTCCTATATTAGAAGTACCTCCACCTGTTTGTGAATCTCCACTAAATGAACCTCCTTGAGCCCCTCTTTTTTCATTTACAAGTTTAATAGCCTCATCACTTCTCTTATATGAATATAAAGTTTGTTCATCTCCAACTTGTTCAATAAATTTAAAAGTAATTGAAACATCCACTAACTTTGGTAATTGCAATCCATCTATATCAATTTCCCAATTACTATTATCTGGAACTGTGTATGAAAGTGATTCTATAAATGATGTTTTATTATTATACATATCTCCTAACCTAAATTCGATAATTGGTGGATTTGCATATTTTATATCATTATGAGTTGATATTTTTGGATATGCTTGTTTTGATAAAAATTCAATTTTTTGCCACATAGTAGCCAACTCAGTAGGATTGTAACAAAACATTTGAAGTGTAAGTGCTAAGTTACGCTCTACCCCATCGTATGTATAAAAACTAAAAGGATTTCCAAAAAATTTAGATGTACTCCATTGTGGTGAAACTGTTTCTGTTATACCAGTTACACTTGTTCTGAAATGTACAGATTTTCCTCCTTTTGGTTGTATCCAAAACGGAATTAAATCTAATCTTTCTAATTCTTCAGTATTACCAGTTAATCCTTCAGAGTTTATCCTATCTCCACCATTTGTAATCCCATATAAGGATTCCATATTTTCAGAAGTACCACTTTCACCACTATTCTTTGGATATTTATTTTCAGAAGTATATGGATTTTTTGAATACCCCTTTAATCTAAAAAACTTACTTTCTCTTGAACTTGCATTTTGTGGTAATACACTTAAATCTATTCTTGTGAAATTACCACTTTGGTCATCATCTGTTGCTTCTTCTCTAACAATATCAGAATATTTTAATTCATTTGAATAGTTAGTGTTGGTAGATTTACCTTCTCCTAATTTTTTATTGTTTTCTTGTGATAAATCTGTTTTTCTTTGTAATTCATTTTCAGTTTCTGCAGTTGGAGTTTGTATATCTGTATCTACACTCTCTTCTGTAATGTAAGTATCTGTATATGATGTATATGTAGAATTAGGTGAATAATTTCTTTGATTATTTGAACTTATACTATCACCAAGAGTTTTTTTCTTATTTAATTTTTCAGCAACATCCTTTTTTAAATCTACCTCTTTTTCTGAATCAGGAAGTGATAGTTGTGTTTCTCTACTATCATTTTCTGTAAATGGTAAATTAACAGTTGAATATTTTTCTGTATCTGTATATTCAATAGAAGGAGTTACTTTTCCTACTTGTTTATTTTTATTGAGTAAATTTTTTGTTTTACTTTTTAACTCATCAATTTTATCTGTTGCTTGAGATTCTAAAAGTTGAAGTTTATCGTTCTCAGGTTCATTATATTGATTATTTCTAATTGTAGTTGAATATGGATTTACAGAAGAATATTCATACGAACCATTTGTTGGTTCATTTTCTCCTAATCCAGCAGGTGAACCAAATAGTTTATCTCTTAACTTATCTTTAACAAGTGAAATACCCTGTCCTAAGATATTTCTACCGATAGTTCTAAAATTACCACCACCAGTTTGTTTTAAGAATTTTCCAAATTCAGTTCCATTAGCATCATTTCTTATTTTACCAAGAGTAATCATTGTATCAGGTTCAATTCCGGCCTGTAAACCTCCATGACCATCAACATAAGTTGGAATCATTGCATTGGGAATACCTAATCGAGAATTAATACCATCTCTTGCTTGATTTAAAGAAGTTACTTTGCCACCAAATACAAATTTACCAAACTTACCTTCTGTGATTTTCCCTAAACCTTGTCCAATTAACCCACCATCACCGGCAGAACCACCAGTTGCCTGTTTCATCTTCTCAACTGATGATGTACTTCTATTAGCAATTCTTACAGATTCATTACCATATATTAAAGGATTATTTAATTCTACTGCAGACTTAATTCTAATACCTGTTGCTTCTTGTTCAATAACAGTATCCTTATCAGGCTTTACTGAGGTATAATTAGTACCAAAAACCCAATTTGATTGTCCTTCGTATATTTCCTTTAATGTTGGCATATATTATTTCTTCGCAGTTAATAATGTTGCACCTTGATTACCACCTCCATCTGAATTTGCTCGTACAAAATCAGTTAGAAGTTGACCATCTAAGTAAACATTCATATTTTTATTATTAATAGCATCTCTAACTTCTGTTAATCCTGTTAAAACCATCATTTGATATTCTGAAATGGATTCTTCATCTTTCTCTTCGGATTCTTTACTTGAACCTCCACCAAATAATCCAGCAATCGCACCTAAACCAATTCCTACTGCACTAAGTGCAATTAATGTTGGTAGTGCTGCTATTCCAGCAATACTTAATAATCCAAGTGAACCAGCTAATAGTGTAAAAGCACCTGCAAGTGATAATATACCACCTACTAATGGAACTAAGTTAGTTACCATGTTAGTTAAAGAATCTAAAACATCGACTGGTATTAAACTTAAACCAGCCCCAAATACTCCTAACCCAGCTCCAGCTATTCCAAGAGCAATACCGGCAAGTGTTAGTGAGAAGATATATTTACCAAGAGATGAAAGAGATATAGCAAAACCCACTATATCCTTCCCAAGTTGTGCAAAATCAATACCAGTTGGAAATGTACTTACACCTTTACCAAATACTGCCATACCAGCACCTAATATACCCAATGATAATGCTGCCAGACTCAATGGTATGAATAATAAACCTAAAGGTGAAATTAAAGCTCCAAATGCCAATAGTTGTTTTCCAAGAGAAACAAAATCAAAATCTGGTACTTTTGCAATTTCTTGTAATGCTTTACCAAGAATGTACATAGCTCCTGCTATTAAAATCATAGCACCTGCTCCTGCTAAAATCCAAGGTCCTGCAAAATTCATAATCGCACCAACAGCCGCTAGTGATAAAGTTAACCCTAAAAGAGCTAAACCTGCAATACCTAATGTATCCAATCCTATTCCTTGAAATTCTTTTAATGCTTTACCAAGAACATACATTGCTCCAGCTATGATAACTAAAGCAGCTGCCCCTTTTAAAACATCATTCATTTTTATTTTACCAATAGATTTACTTAATTTAGATGCACCATCTCCTGCTTTAGGGTCTATTGTTGATGAAGCGGAAGGTTTATTTCCACCACCTACACCGGCCATCAATCTATCTTTAAGTTTACCAGCCCCTCGTCCTACTTTTGAGGTTTTAATCCATTTACCTGCTTTGCCCATCATACCTCCAGCAGCACTCATAGTGCCAGAACCAAAAAGTTTTTTAGCGGCCAACGCAGCACCTTCTTTAACCAACCCCATCATGTTTTTAAGAATTTGACCTGTTGATTTTACAGCTCCTCCTAAATTTATTCCCATATCTTTTAAGAATGGTGTTGCTTGACCAGCTGCAACTGCAATACTACCCAATCCTTTAAGTGTTTTACCCATTGGACCACTTGCAAATGCGGTTAGTGATTGACTCCATGTATCAAATGTTGAAAGTTGCATTGAACCATCATCATTTAACTTATCCATGTTCTTAGCCATCTTATCTAACTCATCAACTGATAAACCTAATGCTTCAGCTGCTTGTCTCCTTTGGATAACATTCATCTTTTCAAATGCAGCTGCACCACCAAGTTGTTTTATGGTTTCTTTAACCGCTGCTCCAGTCTTACCTTCAAACGCCAATCCTCTTGCTCTGTTAAGATTAATGTTTCTACCTAACATTGCGGATAATTCTAATTCTTTTGTAATTGATGATTCAAAATCAAGTAATCCATCGGTTACTTTACCAAGTGTACTCATAGATACACCAAGTTTTGCGGCTTGAACTGCTGATTTAGCTAATTCTTCTGTTGCTGATGCTCCATATGATGCGAATAATTCTGAGTTTTGAGCAATATCTTCCATCGCTTGAGATGGTATTACTCCTTGTTGTTTCGCAAATTGTTTTGTTTGTTCGGCCAAATCCATTGCTTGTTGAGCAGTCATTCCACCAGTTCTTGCAAGTGTACCAACAAGTTTCGCAGCTGATTCACCACTAATACCCATATTAACAGCCATCAAGTTGGTGTTTAATCGAGTTCTAAAAGTACTACCTTCAACTCCACCAAATTGATTTGCTAATTCTTTAGTAACTGCAGATGCATCCTTGAATGCTAAACTTAATAATGTTGTTTGACCAGTTGCTCCTGTCAATCCTCCAACAAATCCACCAAATTCTCTTGTAGTTTTACCAACTTCAGTAGCAACAGCTCCTATTCCAATTAATAAAGAACCCGCAATACCACCAACAGTAGATGTAAGTAATGATGCCGTTTCAAGAACACCAGCTATACTATCTTTTATACCTTCATATACTGCAAGTTGTTTATTGAGAAACTTTTGTTGTTTCTCTGTCATATTTGCAATACCTTGTGCTTTATCTCTTTGTTCTCTTAAATTTTTTGCTATCTGTCCATGAATTCCCAAAGTAGGCCCTAAAGACTCATAATGGTCATCTAACTTTTTATTTATTGCAGCTTGAGTTACTACATCTTCTGATGATGTATTTAATAAATCGTTTTGTAAAGAAGCTATAGATTCAAATGTTTTTCTTTTTTCAGCATCAAGATTTTGGGCATTAGCCATTATCTGAATTCTTGCCCTATCTTTATCTACTAAACTTGCTTGTAATCCCGTTAATCCTTTTAATTTAGCTTCTTGTTGAATGTAATTATCTATTAATTCTTTATTTTGTTCTTTGGCTTCTTTTATTTCTGAATTTACATTTTTTATTTTTTCAACAATAGCCTTATATTCTTTATTGGTTTTTTTATAGCTGGCAACCGCTTCCGCACTCTTTAGATTTTGCTGATTAAGCAAATTAAGAGCTTCTTTTTTTAAAGCATTAGCCTCTTTAAGTGCAGCGTTTATTTCTTTTTGATTCATTTAGCCAACTCCGTAGTAATATACTATTCTAAATCTTTTAACATCTTTTCTAATTCTTTAGATGCCTTTTCAATTTGTGTCATTTTATTAACAATAGCAACAGGTACTTTTTTGTTTTTCTTTGCTGCCTGTAACGCTCTATTTGTTGCATTTGTTTTTAATCCATCGAAAAATGAATTTGAAAACTTTTTTGCAGCTCCAAATAGGCCTTCGTTTATTTTTTCTTTTGACATTAGATTTCTCCTTTATACTTTTATACTACTATAAATATAGGGTAAAAAAAAAGTGAGGAATTATTTCCTCACTCTTACTGATGGTCCTTTTGGTGAACCTTTTTTGTTTGCCTTTTTATATTCTTCAGCTTCTTTTTTCTTAGCCTCTAATAATTTTTTGAAATAGAAGTTTCTCCAATGAATTGGCATGGAATAAACTTCTGACCAAGTGAATCCATTACCATAGTTAACCATTTCCCAAATTTGGTTATGAAGTTGGATTGAGTACTCACTCGGAAGGGTAAAAAAACCCAACCCCAAAGGGGATATCGAGAGCCTCCGTTTCTCCCGTAATATCAGATGTAAACTGATATTTTAAATCTAAATCTGGTGAGATTTCTCTGATATAATCTCTAATAAACTTAGATTCTCTTGCTAAAAGGTTATTTTTTACATAATTGTTGATAAATCCTCTATCAGTATTACCATCTATTTCTTGAATGATATATCTTAATCTTGTAGACATTTCTTGTGAAACAGCATCTTGACCTTTTTTCTGTAATCTTTGTAGTGCTTGAATTTCAGAATTAATATCTTGTTCATCTTTGTGTGTTAGTAATTTTAACACCACCTCTTTCTTAGATACAGGTAAAGTAATTGAATATCTATTATCAGATGATAATAAGTTTTCATTTACTTCTTTAATCTGAATTTGTGATAAATCGATTACTTCTTTTTGGGTTTCTCCTGTAAATGGGTCGGTAACTTCTACTTGATAATCTTTTCCATATCCTAAGATACGAGTTGCAAGTAAAATAGCGTTTTTATCACCGATGAAAATATCACCAATATCTAAACCTTCTTCTACTACAACAGATTCGAACAACTTATCAAGCACCACCCCCTTTCTTATCAAATTTTGGGAAGCAAGTATATCCTCTTCACGAGCTGTCATATACTTAATCTCCACCGTACCCTTTGATAACGGGTGTCCTTCTGGATATAGTTTACCTTTTGATGGTAAATCTACGATTTCGGTTGGAAAATCAAATTTTGCCATATAACTTTAATTTAAATTGTTTTATATAAATATATACTTTTTAAAAAGTTGGAATATAGACACAAAAAAAGTTCTCACTAAGAGAACTTTTTTCTTTATAAAAATATTGTGGAGTTGTATTAGAATTCTAAAATTGCGTAATCATAAGAAAGTGTTAGAGTGATTTCTGCTGGGTCTGTGGCATTAGCCCAATCTAAATCGTTGAACACTGCATTGTTGATGAAAGCACCTTTTAGAGTCCATTGTTCAATTTTATCACCAACAGGTCCTAACATATAACATTGAATATCTTTTTTATAGAAATCTGCATATCCATCTCTACCAGTTAGAGATTCGTGAGATAATCTAACCCATTCCATCACTGCTTGAGCACCACTTGGAACGATTGGGTCATAAAGACTGATTTCAACATCTTGCCATTCACCCTTACCTTTAAGTTTTCTCTTAACGTTGATATGGTCAAGTGTTACAGTTTCAAACTGAATTGAAGGTCTGTTAGCTGTTTTAATAAGATATGAAGGAATACCATCGATTTCCATGATGAATCTATTCTTCATCTTTGGTTCGAAATTGGTATAGAACATATCGTTAAATTCTAATACTTCTGCCATTTTTTATTTCTCCTATTTTGTACTATTATAAATATAGTTCTTTTTTATTTTTATTTAATTATGCCGAGAACGAAGCTCCTGTTGGTAGAATGTTGAAATCTAACACGATGAATTCAGCAGTTTTCGTTGGTTGTAAGAAAATCTGTCCAGCCAAGATGTTTCTATCGATTACATCAGGTGTGTTATTAGTTTCATCCATTACTACTCTAAAAGCATAAAGTCCTTGTCTTTGTTGTATTCCTTCTAAATAAGGGTTAACAGTATTCAAGAATCTACTTCTTGTTTGAGAAGTATTTTGTTCGAATACTAAGTATCTTGAAGTTGAAGCAATATACTTCTTAACTTTAATCATTAATCTTCTAACATTGATTCTATCAAGTGCGGATGCCTTATCTTGTAAAGTTTTTTGTCCAAAAGCAACGATACCTTCTCCAGGGAACGAAGCGATTGGGTTAACTTTTCCTTCATATAGTGTATCTCTTTCAGCATGTGTTAATCTGTTTAATACAGATACCGCACCTACGATACCACCTCTATTTAAACCAGCGGGTGCGAACCATTCAGCAGCAACAGCATCGTTAGCAGCATATATTCCAGGCATCAATACTGATGGTGGAACTGCAGTTAATCTGTTAGTTCTTGAATCGATTGTTTTAACCCATGGGTAGTAAGTTCCAACATAGTTAGAATCTAAGTTACCAGCCTGTTCAACAGCCTGTGAAATAGTATCTGTTGAAACTTGTCCATTTGCAGAGTTGTAAGTTACACCAACTACATCACCGATGAAGAAAGCATCTTCTCTAGCCTCTACCATATCAACAATCTTATCAAATACATAAGAGTGGTGTCTACGAACAATACCAGGTGCAGTTACTAAGTTGATATCGAAATCATCTGGGTTAGATACTGCGTTGATTGCTCTTACATAAGCAACTGAACCAACTGCTGTTGAAGTTGATAAATCAAATCCTTGTGAGTTACCACTACCAAAGTTAGCAGATGAACCAGCAAGTGCCTTTTCAGTAGTTGGTGATTCACCATCAAATCCTTCTTGGAATCCAACTACGAATTGTCTTTTATTAACATCAGTTGCATTTGAACCTGTTAATTCAAATCCGAATGAGTATGTTCCATTATTGATAGATACTGTTCCATCAAATGCAAACACATCATTTGAACCATATCCTGCAGATACAGGTATTGGTGATAAGAAATGTCCATTATCAACTTTTACTAATGTTGATTCTAAATCAATACCACTATACTTAACACCACTTGATGAAGTGTTATCAGCAGAACCAGTTGAGAATACAACCGATGGAGTTATTGAATCTGAACCTGAGATTGGTGATAGATACTTAGCATGTCCAAATGGTCCTGCCACGATTGGGAACGAACCTTCTGGTTTACATTCTACTCTAATGTGTTTAGAACGATTTGTATAATCACCATTTTCTGTTTGTTTTCCATTTGCATCGATAACAAGATTTCTATCACCGATTACTTTTTTAATGTAGTTTGGAGATGCAGGGTCTAAGTTCAAGTTATTGAATGTTTCTAAGATTACTGGTCTCTTATCTGTATCAGAGTATCCTCTAACTGCGATTGAGAAAGTTGAGTAATCAGTAGAATTATTTGAACCTGCCGCCTTTACATTAAATAATGAAATTTTATATTCTTTATTATAGTTTGAACCATCACCTAAAGTATGGAATCTAAATAAATCATGTCTTTCACCTGAAATCAACTGAGATTTAATCCAAGGAGTTGATGCGTGTTGAATATCGTTTGTGAAAACTTGGTTTCCTAAATCCACTAATACTACTTGTGAACCACTTGAAGTGATGTTACCAGATTCGTTAGTTGCTGCATTTTCAAAGTACTTGTATGCATATGCACCTTTAGAACCTCTTGGAGATTCTCCAAATACATCTGATAAATCATTTCCTGCAGTTGGAAGTACAGATGCTGATACTGATGTATTGTAAGCTGAATCTGAACCACTTAGTTCAATTGAAAAAGCTGATTGAGATATTTGTGAATCAATAGATGCTGTTACACCGGTTGCACTATCCCATAAGTGAGTGGTATTTAAAACTCCTACTAACTTCTCTCCTCCATTAGAACCACTAACAACAATTGCTGCCGGTCCAACTTCAGTATATCCACCAGTATTACCAACTCTTACGATAGTAACAGTTCCTGCTTCTCTTAAATAATTTTGTACGGTATATCCTGTATAGTAAGTTCCATCAGGTGTACCGAATATTTCTTCAAATTCTGATTGTGTATTGACAACGGTTGGTACGAATGCAGGTCCTTTATGGAAAGGTCCAATTACGGCTGCTCCGATTTCTCCAATCCCTTGTGCTAAGAAAGAAAGGTCATTTTCTCTCGTAAATACACCAGGTGATACAATTTTTTCTGCCATTTTATATTACTCCTTGTTAATTATCTTGTGTAAATGTACACATATAAATATAAAATACTTTTTCTAAAGTATTATTTTATTTAATTAGTAACCGATTCTTCTACCGATTCTTCAGATTTTTCAGATTTTTCAGTAGGAGTGAATGTATTTGTAGCTGGGTCATAATTTCCATCACCATATTTTTCATTCAATCCTTTGAATAATTCTTCTTCTGTTTGTTGTAACTCTTTGTGTTTGTTTAGAAGTTGTTCTTTAAACCCATCAAGTTCACTAATTCTTCTTTCTTTTTCAATTTGAAGTTGTCCTAATTGTGTAAACACATTTGAAACATCTTGTCTTAATTGATTAATCTGTGAAACTTCTTCTTCTGTAAACTGAATTGTGTTTGCCATTTTGATATATTTTATTTAATGTTTTGTTTATATATATAAATATATGATTTTTTCTCAAACATAAAAAATATTATGCCGTAAATGAGAATGATGCCCATGAAGATTTTAATCCATGGTCAATCGCTCTTACTCTAAAATAATATGTAGTACCTGGTGATAATGAATATCCAACTAATACTTCAACCGAAGTTGAACTCCACTCTGAAACATCTGCAATAAGTGAACCAAAGTTAGAATCGTTATCAATTTGGAAATCATAACCTGTAATACCAGTATCACCTGTTGATGATGGAGCTGTCCATGATACAGATGGTGATGAATATGATAATCCAGTAGGTGCTGATGATGCTCCTAAATCAGTATGAGAACCACTTGTACCTTTATTATGTGAAATATATCCATTAACTAAATAAGTATCTTGTTCTTCAACATCAATTGATACAATCTCTGTTGTTTCATTTACAGCAACTTTAGATATTACCTCTACTTCTTCGATACCACTTGTTCCTTGTTTAATAAGTTTATCACCTTCTTCTATTGTAATAATTTCTTTAAATTTATAATCACCACTTATAACATCTTTTACTAAAAATGGATGTTCACCAGTTGCAGTGATTTCACCATCATTAATATTATAGTATCTTTGAGCAAAAGAATAAATAACACTAACTACTGTAACTTCTTTTGGTGTTGCATCAAGCGTTTCAGCATTCCATTCTAAGAAATCTCCATCAGAATCAGATGATAATCCTGCTAATGCATATCCATCTAAAATATCTCCTTCTTCTAATTCACCCGCCTCTACAATTGTTCCATCTGCTTTTAATATTGGTGAATCTGAAGTTAAACATAATGCAGTGTTTCCATCATATGTATCAATTGAATATACTGCCTTTGTTCTTGGAACATTATATCCATTACCACTTCCAATATGGTCGTTATATCCATCAGCAAAAGTAGCAGATATGGTATGTGATTGTGCAGATAATAATGATGTTTGAGAACTTGGAGATTGTGGGTTCATAGCTCCTGCTGATAATGTAGCTCTAAATGTAGGTGTTCCACTTACAGAAATGTAACTACCACCAGTTACTCCCCATGTAAAATTACCCGAAGAGCCGGATATTATTCCAAAGTTTGTTCCAGGACTTGTAAAAGTCATATCATATGTATCTGAAGTAGATTCTACTAAATAGGTATATCCAGTTACTGAATCTACTGAATCTACTGCGAATGTTGATAATCCAATATCATCACCAGCAGATGGTGAACCTTTAATTGTTCCCAATGATACATTAGCTCCTTGAGTATTTCCAGTTGCTCCTGCTAAATTATTTAAACTAAGTGTATCTCCAGATGTAAGTGTTGGCATATTATTCTCCTAAACTATTATAAATATGTAATAATGAATCAATCCAATAATCTTTATCAGAAAATTCATCAATCATATATTCTTTTATGTGTAAAAACCATTTATTTTTTTCTTCATAAGAAGAGTTTACTATCTTAATATAAATATCATCAAATTCTTTTTTAGTCGAAGCTCTATAAGGATACTTCAATTCTCTACACCATTCTTTATGAATAATAGGTAATTTACCCCTATCAACTGCTTCAAATATACCATATCCAAAAGGTTCTACCGAAAAACATGAATGAGATATTCCCCAATCCATATTATAAAATATATCTTTAAATTCAGAATCATAATGATATATTTTTGATTTACTAACATCTACCTTTACTCCATTTTTCCAAATAATTTTAAATTCAGATGAATTTGTAAAAATAAAAGATTCTTTTCTGTCTAAATAATGTGGATTTTTTCTACCTTCGCATCTTGAAGCAAATCCTAATTTAGTTGATTTACTTAAAAGTTTGTTGTGTTTAAACTCATAGAAATTTTTAATGTTTATATTATCATATGGTATTTTATATAATCCAATCCATATATTTGTTTTGGCCCAATCTGATACTTGTTGTTCCCAACTTGAATCAATAAAAGGATGCCAACCTAATGAAGCATCTGTAAATGTTTGTGATTTTAAAACATGGTCTACCGAATTATGTAATACATTTGAATGAATTTTATCTTTATTATCTTCTATACATCTCATTGGAGTATAATGTCCATGTAATATATTGATTCTTCTTGCACCCCTACATAGTTCTTCAAACTTTTCTATATTTTCACCATGCCAATATGTTTCAATTGGAAATTGATAATCTTCATGACCTTTGGGTTTGTTTCTATGAATTAAAAGAATTGGTTTTACATCTAATTTAGGTGCAACTAACTTCATCCATAGATTTACCCAAGTATCAGTTCCGGCGTTTACCCATGGGCCTCCACCAGTTGTGTAATAAACATCGTACATTAACCTCTATTAAATTTTAATTGAAATACTTTATGATTTTGGTCTAATTCTGCAGTTGATAGTGCTTTGTTATAAAGTAATAAACCACCAAATCTCCAAGTTCCACCTCTATCTCCACCACCACTACCTGTTGAAGTAGAACCTATCGTATTATATGAGAATACTGAATTAGTTGCCATTGCATAAGATGAACCTACATTTGAACCATTTATATAATTTTGTGCATTACCACCACTCCATACAACAGTCCAATTGTTCCAACCACCAAATATTAAACTTTCACCATTTGCAAAGTAATCATGGTTTCCATCAACTCCACCATTAGTTTCTGCTTCAGTAATGTAAGAAGTAGCTGAATTGTTTTTTACTGCCCAATAGTTTGTGTATTTTCCACCAAAAAGTGCATGAGATGATGAATATTGACCAGTTGAATCGTAATCTGACCAAAACCAAACTGACATTGTACTGTTGTTACTATCTGTATCTAATGAAATTGTAGAACTTAATGCTATTCTTTTAAGATTTGCACCATCATCTGTTTCAATTTGAATATATGGATGTTTATTTGCTGGTGTTTGTACCATTGATGAGTTATCCAAAGTACCATTAACTCCATTAGATGAAATACTTGGAGCCATATTAGTAAGTGTTGTACCACTTACATATGAATTTCGATTACCAACATCATAATATAATTGTAAAGAATCAAGTGTGATTGATGGATTTATTTTTGTACTATGGTGTATTGTACTACCTTTTACTGTTACTGACATTTCTATACCTTTATAACGATAACACCAGAAAAATTAGATGTAAATTCTAATTCAACAACATTTGAATTTACCGAAGTTATGTTTTCTGGTATTACCTGCTCTTTACTTGAGTTATATACCTGAACTATTGGGTACTCTTCGTTCAAACTATGAGTAATTATGTGTTTTGATGCAGATGAAACTGTTTCTTTATAAAAAGTTGATTCTGATTTTGCATCACCTGATGTTGAATCTTCAAACTTTACTTTATTATTATCATCAAGTTTTAGTTTTACTTTATTATCACCTTCTCCTATTTCAAGTTCTTTAATTTTAAGTGTTTTAAGTGCATCGGTTTGGGAATCTTTAAATTCTACATTTCCATCGGTATCTCTCTGTAATAATGTTCCACCTAAATCAATAGTAGAACCACTTAAATATAAATCCCTCCATCTAAATGTAGATGAACCTAAATCATAGGTTACATTTTGTGATGGAACAAGGTGAGTTGATGCAGTAATAGCATTGTTAACTTGAAATATTGGTACACCAGATATATCGTTAACAGTAAATACATTACCAGTATTATCGTCATCTACTGATAGTAATTCACCATTTGAACCTGATACTGTAAATACAGTATTTCCGTTATTATTATGAGTAATTACTGTTTCTGATGTAACAGATGTGATGGGTGAATTTACAATTGTATGTGTGTCACTAAATACAGATAAACTTCCACTTGTACCACTACCACTTACAGTTACTGCAGAAGCAGTGAATGTATTTAATGATTCATTTGATACTGATGTATTTGCTAATTGTAATGAACTACTTATAATTCCACTTGGAATGTTTTGTAGGTCATTATAATCAGTAGATAGTCCAGCAAAATCAGAAGCAACAGATTGAGAAAATTCAGTAAATGTTTCGTTTGATGATGAAAGTATTCCACTTGGAATGTTTGTAAAATTATCATAATCTAAATAATATGAAGCAGGTTGTCCATTTAAGTTTGAGGCATCATCCGCAGAACCACTAACAACATGACCACCTTTTGCAACCACAACAAATCCACTTTGAGCAGATGATAAAACTACTTGTACGGTATCTTGGTCTGTTAAAGATACAGTTTGTGGTATAATTTGGTTATCATTGTTATCATATACAGATACAATTACATTTTTAGAATTGAAGTTGTGTCCAACATTTATTGTAGATGAATTATCAAAAGAAGATGTTACAGTTGCAACTTCTCCGATATCTGTACTAATGTTTGTTAATCCACTACCATCACCAAAGAAATATGATGCAGTTACATTACCATTAACATTTATTGAACCTGTGGTTTGGGAATTTGTAGTAACAACTTGTTCTATGGAAGGTGTACCGGAATCCTTTTCGAAGAATATTCGACCATCATAGGTATTAATAGCTAATTCTCCGAGTTCTAAATTACTCGTAGAAGGAACTTTACCAGATACTGCTGTTCTTTTTAGTTTTACTACTTGTGCCATATGTATGACTTACCGTTTTCAAATTATATAATTATTAAAAATAAGAAAATCCCTTATATAAGGGAATTAACTTTCTTATTGTATTTTTGACTTTAATTCGTCAATTTGTTTTTGTTGTTCCTTAATAGCTTCTATCAAGAGACCGGTAAGTTTGGCATAATCTACACCTTTAAAACCATTATCTCTATCAGTTACTAATTGTGGAAGAACTTTCTCAACATCTTGTGCAATAACCCCTACATTTGGTAAAGATTGTTGTAATTCATCTGCATTTTCGTTCCAATTCCAAGTTACACCTTTTAGAGATTGAACTTTTTCTATTGGGTTAGAGATAAGTTCTATATTATCTTTTAATCTTTCATCTGATGATGCGTATGCTACAACATCACCACCTACATTCAATGCCCCACTAATACCAACACCACCAGTTACTATAAGAGCTCCTGTTGTTTTAGTTGTTGAAGCGGTTGAGTCAGAAATATTAACTGCTGCTGAGAATGTTTTAGCTCCACTAAATGTTTGTGTTCCACTTAGGTGTGCTGTATTTGATGATAAGTAAGCATCTGCAATTGCCGTACCTTGCCAAGTACCTGTTGAGATTGTTCCTAACGTAGTTAAGTTTGTTGAACCAGCCCAAGTTGATACCGCAGTGTTTTCAACATTTCCTAATCCAATATCTGATTTTGTAAGGTTTCTTGTAGATACACTTGCATTAGCATCTGTAACGTGTCCTAAAGTATCAGTTGTAATATTGAAATCTAAATCAGAAATTACAGTTGCTCCTGTCAACGGAGTTGTATCAATATCTATATCATCACCGGCATGAGTAGGGTGAGTATAATTTGAAGTACCCGCGACATCTACTCCAATTAAACTTCTAACTTCAGCCGCTGTAATTCCAGTATTTAATGAAGGGGTTGAACCATTTGAAGTAATTGCTGGAACTGAGGTATCAATAGCGTTCCAAGTAGCGGCTGATGCAATATATGAATCTGCAATTGCCGTACCATTCCATGTACCAGTTGTAATTGTACCTAATGTAGTGATTGAAGTATTACCAGCACCTATTACGATTCTTTCTTCAGAACCCGCTAAACCAGCAACCCAATAATCATTTGATTCATCCCAAAGTAAAGCTGAGTTGGTAGAACTTCCTCTTTCGATTTCGATACCACCATTTTGTGAAGGAGTTCCTGCCTCATCTGAGTTAAGTACAAGAACATTATCACCAATATTTACGGTATTTGAATTTACAGTTGTTGTAGTACCATTTACGGTTAAGTTACCTGTAATTGTTACGTTGTTTGAGAATGTTCTATCACCTGCAATTGAATCTGCTAAACCGATAGTTACAGTTCCACCACTACCAAGAGTAATTGAATCACCACCATCGATTGAAATTTCATTTGAAGTTCCTGCAAAAGATAATGTAGTGTTACCTTGAACTGCTGTATTTGCAGATGAACCATAATTAACTGCAATAGTTGGAGTTGAACCTTCTCCTGTGTTTGAACCAATAGTTACACCTGTTCCACTTCCAAGAGTTGCAACATAATTACCACTTGTTTGTGTTCCTAATGCGATATCACCTGTAATTGAACCAGCCTGAACTTGACTTGAACCTGAAATAGTACCTGATGGTAAGATTGCCTGAACATCACCATTTGTTACAGTACCTAAAGTTGTTATATTAGATGAACCTGCCCAAGTAGAAAGAGCAGTATTTTCAACATTTCCTAAACCAACTTGTGATTTTGTTACTGAGTGTGGGTTGGAGGTTGATGCAATGTGAGAATCAACTGAAGAAGTATAAGTTTCTAATGTATCAAATTTATCATCAGAGGTAGCCCAAACCAAATCATTAGAACCAGTATAAGTTTCTAAATATGTTAATCTACTATCTTGAATAGATTGTTCTGTTGTTATAGAACCTGTTTCAGTTGAAAGTTGGTCTAATCTACTATTTTGAGTTGTATTAGTTGTATCGTTTGATGCAGTATAAGAGTTTAATGAACTTAAAACATCAGTAATCTGAGCCGAACCAGAAACTACACCACCTTTTAAATTTGCTGATAGTGTATTTGAACTTAAAATTAAATCAACTTGTGATGTATCAGTAATAGATAATGTTGGTTGATATGAAGAAGTTGCTGCTTCAATATTTGATAATCTCGAATCTTGATTAGTATTTGTTGTATCATTAGATGATGTATAAGAGTTAAATGTATTTTTAAATCCACTAACGTCTATACCATCAACAGTACCCGTTACCGCAATTGAACCAGTAACTCCTAAACCATTACCAAATTGTATTGCGTTTCCATCAGATGATAAAATTTTCTTATGTGCTGCTACTTGAACAGGTGCATCTAACTCAATATTACCATTTCCATTTGAACTAAGAGTGATATCTCCATTTGCAGTTTCTAATGTAATAGTATCATTTCCAGTTTCTAATACTTTAAACGACTCACCCGCATCAGTTTGAATAGTAAGGTCTGTACCATCTGTTGAAATTACTTGAGTTCCATTTATATAAAGAGAAGCGGAAGAAATATAAACATCTCTAAATGGATTTTCTGCTGTTCCAAGGTCAATGTTAGTTGCCGATGGCACCATACTTTTACTTAGTGTTACAGAACTATCACTTTGTGATAATGGGTTATTGTTGATATCATTAAATTCAACTTGTGATGAAGCACTAAATACTCCATCAAGATTAAATAAATCATCAATTTGTGCAGAGGATGAAACAATACCTGTTCCACCAAAGGTTAGATTTGAACCTTCACCCTGAAATGACCCACTAAATGAACCACTATAAACACCACCTTCTGGGTATGTTACAGAAGCTCCATCTGCGAATGTCATTGAACCTGAAATTATGGGACTGTGTATAATCATTTTTTATTCTCTTCCTTTTATATTATAAATATATATTTTTTTAAATAGAACCACCATCAACTGAACTTATCACGGTTGCATCAGCAGTACCAGTAACATCACCTGCCATTGTGATTTGATTAGAACTACTAAATACTCCTAAATTATTAATTTCTGTTGTAACTGCCGTATCCAAACCATCAATGTTATCTGATGAGATAGAACCACTAACTATATGACCACCTTTTGCAACTACAACATATCCGCTTTCAGCACTTGAGAATGTTACTGTGATTGTATTGTTATCAGTAACTCTTAAAGTCTGTGGAATAATTTGATAGTTTGCATTATCATATACTTGAGCAATTGGATTTGGTGTATTTAAGTTGTGATTTACAACCCATGTTGATGAATTTGTAAATGAACGTTGGACGGTTGCAGATTGGTCAACGGTAATATTCGTTAGTTGAGAACCATCTCCTACAAAGTAAGATGCAGTTACAGAACCACTAATTTCAACTGAGCCGGTATAAACATTTCCAACTAATTCTTGTACAGTATCACCCTGTGAACCACTTCTTCTTAGAAATACTTTACCATCATCAACGTTTATTGCTAATTCGCCAATCGATAAATCACTTGTGGTTGGTTTGGAACCAGGAGTGGTGCTTCTTTTAAGTTTGATAATTTGAGCCATATTTATCTATTCCAATCTATTTTTTAAAGATGTAACTTCTTTTGATAATTCTTTAATTCCTTCTATAAGTAATGATACTATCTTATCATATTTTACGGCTTTATACCCATTTTCTCTCGTTTGTACCAATTCTGGTAAAATTTCTTCGATTTCTTGAGCAATTACTCCATAATCCTTACCTTTATAAATATTTTGTTTTTCTTCATTCCATACAAAACTGTTACCAGAAATTTGGTTTATTTTTTCTAATGGGTTAGAAATTGGTTGAATATTATCTTTTAATTCTCTATCTGATGATGCATATGCAACAATATCATCACTTGATTTTATTGAACCACTAAAGAAAGTATCTTGATTTATAAATAATCTACTATTTGAATTATCCCAAGTGAATGAAGCATTTGCTCCAGCAATTTCAATACCACCACCATCGGCAGCTGCTGAATTTGATGAACCACTTGCAACGGTTATTAACTTATCTTCAATTCTTAATTCACTTACTTGGATTTCAGCAGATGTTCCTAATACTTCTAAATTTCCAGTTACAGTTAAGTTACCTGTAAATGAACCTGTTTTAAATGTTACATCAGATGTAGTTGAAAGGTTTTGATTTATAGTATCAAGATTTGCTTTATTTGAATGAGTATGAGAATCAGTTTCTAATGAATCTAAACGAGTATCTACTGATTCGGAATATTGTGTACCTACAATTAAAGTATTGATTTGGGTTGAACCAGAAACTACACCACCAGAAAGGTTTGCAGAAATACTACCACCATTGATAATCATATCAACATTAGAAGTATCACTTGATGCTGAAATTATATTATTTGATATTCCACTTAATTCTGTAAAGTTTACTTGTGAAGAACCTGATACTACACCACTTGGTAGTAAAGAAGTTAAATCACCAAAACTTAAAACACCACTACCATTTGTAACAAGTGCTTGTCCATTTGTTCCATCCGATGTTGGGAATTTATATGCGTTGTTGAAAGTAATAGCTCCACCATCATTACCATCAATCTTAAACTGTCCGTTATTACTTGAAGGGTCTGCACCTGTTCCATCGGTATCAACAGCAACTGAAAACTGTGTTCTAGCAGCATTATTTGTATTATCAAAAGCAAACGCACCACCTACAAGTAGTGATGTACCATTATAGTATTCGTGGTTACTTCTAAATAGATAATCACCTGATTGTACTGCAGAAGGTGAACCACTTGAACCTCTGTATCTTCTTGTTCTAACATCAGGTGCATCTGAAGTATCGTTATACTGCTCCATTCTAATTTGAGCAGTTTGTGCACCCTCACCTGTCATGTGAAGTGTAACTTCTGGGTTGGATTGATTGATACCTAAGTATTTATTTACGGTATCTAATGCAAGAATATTTGAAGAAGTTACTGAATTTGTTCCTGTTGCAATGATTGTTTCATTAGCGGTAAATCCACCACTTGCTGATACAAATCCTTCTAATTGAGTTGAACCACTAATAACACCTTCTACATCTAATTTGGTTTTTATTGTCGTATCAATAGATGAAGTAAATGATTCAATTGAATCAATTCTACTATCAAATGAAGAAGTTGTAGAATGAATATTTGTAATGTTTATATCATTAGATGCAGTATATGCATTAATTGAAGTTAAAACATCAACAATTTGTTCCGAACCACTAACTACACTATCTCCATTGATTTCTAAGTATCTTAAATCTAAAGATGAAGTTACTTGGTCTGAACCCGATACTATACCATCAATATTAAATAAATCATCAAATTGTGCTGAAGATGAAAGTACTCCATCTGCATCTAATTTTGCTTTAATACCTCCTAAGAAGTGTGTTGAACCTGTTGCCAGTGTAAGTACAACATCTCCCACATTACCATAATATCCACTTCCATCTGTTGTACCACTACCATTGTGTGATATACCAGTAATATTTTCCGAATACAGATTGGATGAGTTTATAGATGTGATATCACCCGCACCAGCATCAATCAACGCTTGGTTTACTGCGTAGTTTGTTGGAATTACATTTTGGTCATTATCAATTGAGTTAGATACATTTAAGAATGCTGCTGTACCTAAAACTCTATATCCTACTGAACCAGCCGAACCACTAACAAGTGCATTTAATTCACCACTTCCTAATTCGGAAAGAGATGAAAGTGATAAACCACTAAATGTTGGTGAATCTGATTCTTTTAATCCTAAATCTACGTTTGTATCTGTATCGTTTATACTCGCGGTTAATACACCTTGATGATTTGATACAAATGATGAACCTGAAATTACATCATCTCCGTTGATTTCTAAGTATCTTAAATCCAATGATGAGGTTACTTGAGATGAACCACTTACAATTCCATTTCCAACTACCTCATACCTTAAATCTAATGATGAGGTTACTTGAGATGAACCGGAAACAGTTCCTTCTGGTAGAAAATCAACTACTTGTTGTGAACTACTTACTAATGTATGGGTTGAACTTGCTATCTCTTCATATCTTAAATCTAAAGAAGATGTTACCTGGTCTGAACCCGAAATTACATCATCTCCATTGATTTCTAAATATCTTAAATCAAGTGATTGTGTTACTTGAGATGAACCAGAAATTACCCCACCATATAAATTAGCAGTTATATTGCCATTTGTAATTGTAAAATCAATATTGTTTGAATCTGTTGAAGATGATACTATATTCGAAGGTATAGATGAGATATCTCCATAAACTATTTGTTCTGAACTACTAACTACGCTATCTCCATTGATTTCTAAGTATCTTAAATCTAATGATTGTGTTACTTGAGATGAACCGCTAACAATATTACTACCACCAAAATTTATATTTCCATGTTGAATATCTGTTAATTCAGAACCATCTCCCTTAAATCCTACCGATGAAGTTACTTTGGCATCTAAAACAAATGAAGTTGTATTATGGTCCCAAGTTATTGATTTATTAGCACCATCAATATAAATACCAGCACCATCAGCGGTTGTTGAATCTGTTGAACCACTTGCTAAAGTAATTAATTTATCTTCGATACTTAATTCTGTTGTAGAAATTTCGGTTGCAGAACCTAAAACAGTTAAGTTTCCATTTACAATTACATTCCCAGTAAACGAACCTGTATTAAATGTTACAGTTGAAGTTGTTGCTAAATCTTGGTCAATTGTATCAAGATTTGCTTTATTTGAGTGTGAGTGTGAAACATCACTTAATAAATCTAATCTACTTTCATGTGATGCAGAAGTTAATTCTAAGTTATCTAATCTTCCATCTTGTGAACCACTATCCGATTCTAACTGATTTAATCTATCTTCATATGATGCAGTTAAATTGGTAAGTGTTGTACTTTTTTCTTCTTCTACATCTAATCTACTACTTAAAGAACCTGTTTCAGTTTCTATTTGAGATAATCTATCATCATGTGATGCAGAAGTTAGTTCTAAACTTGTTAATCTTCCATCTTGTGAACCGCTATCAACTTCTAACTGGCCCAATCTATCATCATGTGATTGAGAAGTTAGTTCTAAGTTATCTAAACGATTATCTTGTGAACCAGTATCAGTTTCAAGTTGTGTTATTCTATCATCGTGTGATTGGGAAGTTAATTCTAAGTTATCTAAACGATTATCTTGTGATGCAGAATCTAATTCTAAGTTTGTTAATCTTCCATCTTGTACACCTTGTTCATCTTCAATAGAACCTGTTTCAGTTTCTAATTGTGATAATCTATCATCATAAGATGCTGTTAGTGTTTGTAAAACAACACTTTTTGCTTCTTCATCATCCAATCTCAAATCCAATGATGATGTTTCAGATTCTATATTTGTTAATCTATTTTCAACAGATGATGTATAATCGGAAAAATCTGTATTTGATGATGATAAAATTCCACTACCTGGTAATTTAATATCTTCAATTGAAGCAGATACAACAAAAAGATTATTGTATCTTTTTGATAATGAACCTAAATCATACTCAGCATCGTTATCAGGTATAAGAGAACCACTAAGAGATGAATTTACAATAATTTCATCACTTGCATCTCCTGTTCCTAAAAATATACTACCACCAAGAACAATATTACCATCAATTGTTGCATCACCACTTAACTTTAAGTTAGATGCAGTTATATTACCATTTAAAACAATATTACCATCGATTAATCTATCTAATGGTAGTAAAGAATAAACAGAAGAACCACTTGCATATTGAATTGAACCTGTTGTGTAATTAAGAAATATTTCACCATCTGTCAATGCTGGTGATGCTGAAGTACCTCTTCTTAGTTTTAATATTGCTGCCATTTAATTCTGCTTCCTAATTTATTACATATAAATATAAAATATGAGAATTTGTTGTTCACTAAACACTCTATCACTTATATAAGTATAAGAAAGTTAAAAGTATAAAAAAAATCCCCAACCTTTCGGAAGGGGATTTCTTAATTTATAAGTAAATTCTTATTAGAATGTACCTCCATCAATTTCGTTACTTGCAACGAATGATGAACCATTCCATTGAATTACATCTCCAGCGTTTGAAGGAGTAACTGCCTCAAGTGATTTATTTGAATCGAAATAAACGAATGAGTTAGCAGATGCCGCATTGATTCTCAACTCAGCAGTTCCACTAATTGTTACATTTGTTCCATCATCAGTAATCAATGAGTCAACTAATAATCCATTAGAATCAGCCTTAAGTACTGTATTAGAAGTTGGAGAAGAATCTAATCTCGCAAATTCTTTTTCAGAACCAAGAGGTCCACCTTTCCAATAGTCATTAGTACCATCCCATAGTAATGAACCACTAACTGTGTTTCCACCAGTAGAATCAGTAACTTGTAAACCAGCAGTAGATTGAGCACCACCGATGTTAAGTTCTAAGATGTTATCACCAATTTGAACAGTAGTTGAGTCGATTGTAGTAGTTGTTCCTAATACTGAAAGGTTTCCAGTAACAGTTACATTACCAGTAACACCTAAATCATTAGTAACTGTCAAATCATTTCCGATTGTTACATCATTTGGTAAACCAACAGTTACAGTTCCACCACTACCTAAAGTTACTGAACCACCACTAACTTCAATTTCGTTAGAAGTACCTTGAACTGTTAATGAAGTGTTACCTTCAACAGAAGTTCCTGCAGTTGAACCATAATCAACTTCTACTGAGTTATCAACACCATTAAGTGAGATACCTGTACCAGCAACATCAGCATTAAGTGCGGAAGCGGGAACTCCACCTGATTTGATTGATACATTTCCACTTGTTACACCAAAGTTAGTTGATGAGAATGAAGCGATACCTTTTTGTGAAGTTGAACCATCTTGTACTGAAACAGTTACAGTATCAGTAGCAACAGTTGCGGATACTCCAGTACCACCAGCGAATGAAAGTGCCCCATCTAATAAAGATACGGTATCATTTGAACCATCAGAACCACTAACAGTAAGTGTAGTTGATAATCCTGTAATTCCACTACCATCTCCAAAGAATGAACCACTAAATGAACCAGTAACACTAACATCAGCAGAGTTACCAATTGTAGTTCCATCTAATTGAGATGAACCAGAAATTACACCATTAGTTGCGTTGATTTGACCAGTTACATTTCCTGTTACATTTCCTGTTAAATCACCATACAAGTTAGTTGCGTGTACTTCAGCAAATTTATCAGTAGATGAACCTAAATCGTAAGTGTTAGTTGCAGATGGAATAATATCTGAAGAAACTTCACCACCGAAAGAGATTGTATCAGAAGATGCATCTCCAATTGTGATGTTACCTCCAAGAGTAATATTACCATCAATCTTAGCATTTCCAGTTAAATCAAGTGTAGAACCTGAAATACCTCCTAAGTTTACATCTTGTCCATCTAATAAATCAACGATTTGAGTTGAACCAGAAACTAATGTATGAGAAGCAGATGCCTTTTCTTCAAAAGTTGCCGATAATGAAGCTGTATAAGTTTCAATATTACTTAATCTTCCATCTTGAACACCTTGTTCAGTTGCAATAGAACCAGTTTCAGTTGCAAATTGGTCTAATCTTGTATCTTGTGCAGATTGTTCAGTTGCAATTGAACCAGTTTCAGTTTCAAGTGAACTTAATCTTGCATCTTGTGCAGATTGTTCAGTTGCGATAGAACCTGTTTCAGTTGCAAATTGGTCTAATCTTGTATCATGAGCTGAATCAGCTGATTGTAAGTTTGAAATATCAGTATCATTAGATGAAGTATAAGAGTTTAATGAATCTAAGATTCCAACTACTTGAGCTGAACCAGAAACAACATCATCACCACCAGCTAAAAGAATTTTAATTTCTGAATCTTTAACACCAGCTTTCCAATAGTCATTTGTTGAATCCCAAACTAATGAACCAGTATCAGTAGTAGGTGCAGTAGCATCTTTTACATAGATACCACCATTAGTAGCTCCTGTTCCATTTAATTCGATGATATTATCACCAATTTGAACAGTTGTAGAATCAACAGTTGTAGTTGTTCCTTGTACATCTAAGTTACCAACAACAGTTAAGTTGTTTCCAATTGTTACATCATTTGGTAATCCAATTTGAATTTGGTTGTCAGTTACTGCAGTTTCAATTTCGTTTGCAGTTCCAATAACAGAAAGTGAATCTGTTAATAAATCAACTTCATCATTACCAGTTGAACCACTAATTTTTAAGTTAGTTGCTAAACCAGTTAATCCACTACCATCACCTTCGAATGAACCAGTGAAAGTTGAACCACCATCTGCATCACCAAAATTATCACCACTTACTCGGCCTGAACCGAAATCAGTAGCAACATTTAATAATTGTCCTGAACCACTAAATACATTAGTTCCACCAAATAAAGTTTCATCAGTAATTGAACTACCTAATGATACTGAAGTACCACTAATAGTGATTGAAGAATTACTTAATGATGAATTACCAATATTTGATAGAGTGTTGTTTCCACCATCAATAGTTTTATTAGTAAGAGTTTCAGTTGCTGAAGCATGAGAACCAGTATATGATTCTAAATTAGATAATCTGTTATCTTGTGCAGATTGTTCTGAAGCAATTGAACCAGTTTCAGTTGCAAATTGGTCTAATCTTACATCTTGTGCAGAATCTTTAGTTTCTAAAGCTCCTGTTGCAGCTGCTAATTCAGATTCAGATACGAAATCATCATCTAAAGATGATGTAAATGATTCAATACTTGATAATCTAAGATTTTGTGCTACATCAGTAGATGCTAAAGATGAACTGAATGTAGAATATCCATCAGTATCAGAAATTGTAATTTGTCCTGAACCACTAACTACTGTTTCAGCATCTAATTTTAATTTTACTCTTGCATCTGTATAATATAAGTTTGAACCTTCACCAACATTATCTGTGGTAAAAGAACCACTATCTGTGAAAGCTAATTGAATTTGTGAAGAACCAGATACGATTCCTGTTCCACCTGTCTGTGCCGATGCTTTTACTTCAACATTACCTGCCTTATTAAGGATGTAAAGTTTTTCTTCTGCGGTATCATAAAATGGAATACCGTCAACCGAAGTATCATAATCACCACCAGTTAAATTAGGAACAGAAGTACCTTGAAGTACTTTGTTTGCTGGAGTTACCGTAGAACCATCTACCCCAAGAAACAATAATGAATCTCCGTTAGCAGCAGTAATGCCTGATGAACCTGTTACAACGAGTAATTCACCTGCTCTTTTGGTAGCACTAGCAACAGATTCTAACGAACCCCGTCTATGTTTTATAATTTGTGCCATTATTTTTTTTTCCTTTGTTAAATATGTTTAACCGAAAACCTTTATTTTGTTCAACAGGACATTTGCCTAAATATTTTTAATAAGCACTATATAGTACTTCCAATATAAATATAAAAAAGTTTTAGTTTATTTAAATTCCACCACCATCAATGGTAGATTTACCCACACCTTCGGTAAAATGTACCGAACCCGTATCGAGAGATACTCCATTTGAGTTAACAATGATTCCACTTGATGCTCTTACTGAAATAGAATTAGAACCAGTAATGATACCATCACCTTGTCCTATATCTAATTGAGCTGTTCCACTAAATGCACCACCTAATAAACCACTACCAGCAATTACTGCAGTGATATCACCAGTACCAGAACCACCACTTCCTCCAAATCCACTAAATTCAGACCACGATACTGTTGGAGTAAATGTAGAAATAAAATCTGGTTGAGTTACTGTTGCTTGATAAGTAGATTCAGCATCTTCAACCCATACAACTTGTTTATCAGAAATACGAGCAATAGGAATGTTAGCTAAATCTGTGTATTCAGCTACAGTATAAAAGGCACCTTTGATAAATTCAATATCTGCGAGGGCCGTTCCCGAACCGGATGCTGCCGAGGTTAATTCAACCTTACTACTAAATGATGGCATTTACTTTTCTCCTTTATTCTTTATTATATAAATATTATGGTGCAGAACCACTCGAAGGAATTAACCTTACTTCATAAGAAGCCGCGGTGTTTACACTATTTCTACCTATTATATTCCATCTTGTATAACCATCCACTGCCGAATCTACATCGAACATATGGATTTGTGTTCCAGCGGCGGTGAATGATGATTCACCAGCTGCTTTTAGATATAGTACATATTCTCCATTTGTACTACCACCCAAACTATCTGTCATAGATGTTGGAATACCATCCATATCAGACCCACTTGGGAATATTATCATAATTTGTTCAGCAGTTGAACCATTACCATTAAATGAACTTGAAATAATAGTATCTAAGTTCGAACCACTAACTGTGTTTCTTAAAGTCATTGTTCCACCACCAACTGTGATTGATGAACTACCTAATTCACCAGTTTTAAGTTCATAAATTGGAGAAGGTCCAACACTTTGATATCCTGTAATTAAATCTGGTTCAAAAGATGTATCTTCTGATGTGATACCCATTAAACCATCATAGTTACCATCAGATAATGTACCAGCACCAGTTCTTGTGTTTGTGTAGATATAAACTTTTCCATAATCTGCTGCTGCCGATACCACTATTGATTCATTTGTTAAGGTTACACTTTCTCCATAACTATCAGTTACAGTTATATTAATTGAATACGAACCTGCTGATAATGAACCTGTTGGTTCTATTGTGAATGGAGATGAACTACCACTAACATCAAACTTACCACCATCCGTTCCCGCGAGCGTGATTGTAAATGGTGAGTTGTTTTCTGTATCTGTTACAGTTAATGTACCAATATCAGAACCACTAATTGCCTCATCTGAATTTAATCCATTATCAGTAAAGTTTGCAGATGGAGATGAGTTACCAAATACAGTTGCAGTTACTGAACCACTACCAATATTTCCATATTGGTCATCAAATGTTATAGTTGATGTAAATGTATCGCCACTTTGAGTTACTGAACCACTTATATCTACACCAAGAGTTAAATTACCACTTGAATCAACAACGATTGCCTCGTTTGATGAGGTAAATGATTGAACTACTGCTGTACCATAATTTGGTGAACCATATGAAACGGTTAATTGAGCAGGACTTCCTTGATTAAATCCTGTTTGGTCTCTAAATACAGAACCATTTTCTGCAGATTCTATAATATAAATTGCAGTATCTCCACTAAGTGTACCATTACCTGCTTGTATGATTGTTACAGAACCACTATGTACTCTTGTTTCGAATCCATGTTCATCTTCGATTGAAGCTGTATAAGGATAACTACCTGCTGGTATTGAAGTTGAGTTTACTAACAACTTCATTTGTGGTGTTGAGATACTTGGGGTAAAATAAGTTGAATTATAGTTTGTAAAACTTAAAGAACTATTTGGAATAGTATCACCTTCAGTATCAGATAAATTTAATCTTACTATTTCCGAAGAACCAGTTGCCTGATTTGTATTTGTATTAAATGTTTGAGTAGATGAAACACTTGGTGCGTTGTTTTTAGCAACATTTACTGTAATTGTATCACTACCCACATTTCCATATTGGTCTGTCCAACCAATTGTTGATGTAATTGTATCACCATTTACATTTCCACTACCACTAATATCAGTACCAACTGATAATACACCCGTTGATGAGTTTATTGAAATCAATCCATTAGATGAAGTGAATGAACCAGCTGATTGTGAACCATAGTTTGGTGAGTAGGATACAGAAACACTTCCTTGTGTACCAGTTCTACCATTCGAATTTATAACTATATTATCACCATTTGTTGCCGATTCGATTACATATAAAGTACCATTTGTTGAAAGAGTACCCGTACCTGCAGATGCTATTGTAAAACTTCTACCACTATAAGTTGTTGATTCAGAATAAGAATCAGTTACTACTACATCATAATTGTAAGTACCAGCGGATAAATTACCATTTGCTTGAATACCAACAGATGATGATGCAACATTCGTATAAACTAATTGCAAATCACTTGCATTAGTTCCACTCAATGAAACAGAATAAGGTGTATCTCCTTCAGTATCAGTAATACTCATACTTACCATTGTTGTACCATCTGTTGCTAAGTTTGTGTTAAAGTTAGAACTTTGATTTGTAAATGTAGCAGTTGGTGCAGAGTTTGCAACAATAGTTACACTCAAGTTATCAGTAGTTGTTGTACCAAATGAGTTTGTAAATGTAATTGTTGAATCTAAAGTATCACCACTTTGAGTTACAGAACCACTTAAATCAACATCTAATGATAAATTACCATTTGAGTTAATTGATATTGCAGAATTAGATGAACCCCAAGTACCACTTTGGTTTGAATTATAATCTGCTTGAGTAGAACCATAGTTTGTTGTTTTTATAGTTGTACCAGTAACTTCAGATTCTTTGATATAAGGTCCTGCTGACCAGTTATCTGAAAGAGTTGCTGGTGTATCATCTGTAATTGGTATGGTTACAATCGCAGGTGATGATTTTTCGTTATATGAATCTTTAACCGAAACAGTATATTGATATTCGTTTATTAAATCAGAATTTAAGTAAACTCCTGTCTTACGAGTCACTTGACCAGATGAATCCATTTGGAATGGATTTTCGTGTGGGTCTGTTAATTGTGAAGTTCCACCATAAGAACCACTTGGAACATCTACATTATCTAATTCTAACTTGTATAAAGTAAAATCTACAAAAGTTATTGTATCACCTTCACTATCAGAGGCTGCAATTGTATCAACTGTTGCTCCATTTGATGAATTTTCATTTATTGAACTTAGTGTTTGATTATTTACAACAGGTACAACATTATCAGTTACATTTATTGTAATTGGTAATGTAGTTATTGAATCACTATCCTGTCCTGCTTCATAATGTTCATCTGATGCAGATATACTAAATGTATATTGTGTTTGGTTTTCATAATTTAGAGAACCTGTATTTTGTATAATCTGAACATTTGTTGAATTTTTAACAATAGTAAATTCATCCCTATCAATTGAAGATGAATAAATTGTAATTGTATCAGATTCTGCATCTGTAAAGTAAATTGTACCAACAACAGTAGAATTTGGTGAACTTTCATTTAAATTTGCAGTAAATGAAGTAATTACACTACCACCAACTGAAGTTTGTCTAAATTTAGGTGCTTCGTTTGGTGTAACGATTACATAAATATCTTTTTCAGTTACAGTACCAAAAGTATCTGTTGCTGTTACAGTAACTTGGTGTCCATGTGAACCACCAACCGAATCTGTATTGAATGATGATGATTCCGCAAGTGCATTTAATTTTAACACTCCACTTTCTACTCTAACTAAATCATCTGTATATGATGATGCAGTTCCAAATGTAATTGCTTGTCCTTCAGGGTCAGTTCCACTTAAAGTTACAATACTTGAACCACTTGAAACATACTCTGAAATCGTTTGGTTACCAGTTGAAATACTTGGACCTGTATTTGGATAGAATACTGCGTTTAAGAAATCTTGTATTGAACCACTTGTACCAGGATTTACTGAGTTGGTGAACAAATCTCCTAAATCTTCATTTGATATTACTCTATTTCCATCATATGTTGTATCTGCAGAACCACCACTACCACTTAAAGCATATCTTGTATCAAAAGAGGAAGTTAATTGAGATGAACCACTTATAGTTCCACTTGGTACAACTCCACTTGAACCACTTAAAGCATATCTTGTATCATATGAAGAAGTTAATTGAGAACTTCCACTTACTAAATCACTTGGTAATGATGTTAAATAAGATGAGGTCTGTGCAGATAAGCCATCTACTTCAGTTTGTATAGATGAACTAAACTCATTAAGTGATGTTAATACAGTATGAGAATCATACGAACCTGTATTTGATTCAATTTGTCCAACTCGTTGTTCTAATGAAGAAGTTGTTGATTCTAAATTAGAAATCTTAATATCATTTGATGCAGTATAAGCATTTAATGAATCAATTACAGTATGTGATGAACTGATAAATCCTAAATCGGTAATTTGT